TCACACCACCCTGTCATCCTGCATCACGCTGTTGATGAAGAACGTCACCCGCCCCATCACCTCAACCTCTTCCGCAGCCTCCCCCTCTATCGCTTCACCATCATCACAAATCAGCGCCCTGCCCATGACCCTGGCAAACTGAGTCCGTCCGCCGCTGAGGATTAGCAGAACCTGATTCTGTACCAGTCTGGTGCACGGCTCGATAACCGCAAAGCCAGACGAGGTTTCGAGGATGCGGCTGTCCATGCCGATCCCGCAGATAATTTCCGGAGATAAACGCGGTGCTACGAAATCAGCCGCCGGTGAAGGAAATCCCATCAGTGCACCCTCCCCATGTTACGCAGGATCCAGTAACAGTTATCACTGCCGTCCGTCGTCTTATCAGCAAAATCTGGCTGGTATCTCTCAATCCATGCGTTAGCGTCTGCCTGGCTGAAATGCCAGTTCTTCTCGCGCAAATTATTGATGAATTTGTTCGTTTTGAGACAAAGGTAACCCTTTGGATTTTGCTCTATAGAGGCTAAAAAAGCTGCGTGAATATCATATTGACGAGGCATAGCAGCACCCACACTTGCTTATTGACTGTATGCATATACAGTAGTATTTTTGTATCAACAGATCAAGTCAGCAAGGATGGAGAGTGATGTTCGTTGAGCTGGTTTATGACAAGCGAAATGTTGAAGGGCTCGAAGGGGCCAGAGAAATCATTCTGGACGAGCTGACGAAGCGGGTGCACCAGATTTTCCCTGATGCCGAAGTGAAGGTGAAGCCGATGCAGGCGAACGGCCTGAACAGCGATGCCAGCAAAAGCGATCGGGAAAAACTGAACCGCTTGCTGGAGGAGATGTTTGAAGAGTCCGATATGTGGCTGGTTTCTGAGTTCCCGACCGTTCGCCAGGTTGGCCTGTAGATATTGTTCGGGTAATATTCCCGACGTTTGCTCGGGCATGAACACTGAGCAATCAGCCGCCGCTCATTCTTACACAAAATGGGCGGCGGTTTTTTACGAGCCCTGTTCCTGCTTTAAAGCCTCTTCCGTTTGTTTCTGATTCCAGATGCTGTCAACTGGCATTTCTACACGAACGCTGACGAACTGGTGAGCCGGGATGTCAACCGGCTCACCATCTGCCAATCCATCACGCTCATTCCTGGCAAATGCTGGCGCATCAGGGTGAGTTCGGTGGTAGGTTTTCACCAGCACAGAACCATCCGCGCTAACCTCATAATCCAGCCATATGAGCGGTTGCTTATTCCTGTCTGTGGGGATTTCAAATCCTCCGTCGATACCGCCCCAGGCAGCGTCTGAATTGAGTGCTTTACAGCCTTCAATAAGATATTGCCCGACATCCAGACGAGTCACCGTGACGCCTTCTGATTCGTCGTTAGTTTCATACTTACCATCAGTGAAGATTTTGACGACCGGGGATGCCTGCTTTATAAAGCCATTGCTATCCACGACTGTGTTTTTATCATCGTATAATATCCTGCTGTGATTCCATCCAGTTGCTGCTGCACCACCAAAAATACGAACTTTGCCAGATGACTGAAAAGGCATTGAAAAAAGGCTATACGTATCACCTGTCCGGGCAAATATTGTCGGTGAATAGTTCCATATATTCCATGGCTCTGGTATCTGTGCATTATTTCGAAGAACTGTAAGCCCATACCCTGTCAATCCAACAAGAAGATCATCCTGGCTCGTTGTGTTGAATATTAATGCCCCATCCGGACGACCAAGCCCAAACATGCCGGGCTGCATGACATTGTCGCTCGTTGTTCCTGTGTTTTTTGTTGCAGAGCTTCCCAAACCGAGGTTTGTGCGAGCGTCTGCATCATTCGTTGCGCCGGTTCCGCCGTCTGCGACAGCAAGCGCACCGTTGCTCCCTTTCTGAGCCAGTTTACCGATGCCGGGGATCGTTACAGGGGTGCCGTTGATGGTAACCGTGATGCTCTGGTTTGCTGAGGTGGTGGCGAACGTCTCCCACGCGCCGATGTTCTCGTCGTACTCGTTGATCAGCTGAGACATGCTCTGCGCCAGGCCGTCGACCGAGAGACTATCAGTAACAAGAATGCCGTACTTCTGGCCGCTCAGCGCCGGAGACGCGGCGGGTGTAATCGTCAATGACGTCGCACTGTTAATGGCGGTGATCTGAAACATCTGTACCGGGTTAGAAAGAACAAACAACGTCTGGCCAACCCGAATCTGGCTGGCTGGCGCCGTCCAGTTCGTACCGGTGCCGGTGGCTGTATTTCCGTTAATGTCGATGGTGCCAGTGTTATAAAGCATATTTTCTCCAGGCAATAAAAAACCCCGCCGGAGCGGGGTTTGTTCAAAACTGAATGGGTTAGTGGCAGGTGGTGCTGGTGAATGTGTTGGCGCTCACCCATGACCAGTTAAAGGGATAACCGGCGCGGTACTGCGTCTGATTGTTTTGTTTACGGACTCCGTAGATCTGGACGCTGCTTTCCTGTCCGCCGACCAGGGCTCTTCCGGTGCATACGGGTTGCTGCTTCTCAATAACGCCAGCGCAACCGGAGAGCAATACCGCTACCGCCAGGCAAAGAATCATATTTTTCATAGTGGTTATATCCCAGGGCATTCATGAAGCTACACAATAACAATATGAATCAATGGGATATAATTGATTTGATAGATCAATTATTCGAAATTGATCGCTAAAAACGATCAATCATAATTGGCGCAGTTAATGGCCATAATCACGTTCCTCAGATTCGAATACGTAACGTTCTGAAGATTGCCGCCGGGGGTTGTCTGCGGCCTGGCGAATATCCGCGTATTGCTTCCCTCAAGCTTTGCCATGCTTTTGTATATGGCCGAGTAGGGCTGCGGCTGACCGCCGGCGGATACAACCCCGGTAATTAGCCCCAGCATGGCAGGCATACAGGCCCACTTCCCCGCCAGAGTTGTATTGATGTTATATCCTGAGCTGGCATCCACCCCGGCTGTACCGAGGGTGATTACATCGCTCAGTGTGCGCGTTTCGTTTGTTAAAATCAGCGTCCCTGATGCATCCCACACAGCCAGCCCGTAGTCTGGCTTTGTCTGCGGGAAAATAGAGAAAAAATAAACGTACGCTGTGCCGGTTGCGTTCGGTCTGAGAAAATCAATCGTGATGGTGTTCCCGCTTATCGTCTGAGTGATTTCGATCTCAACCGTGCAATGAACGAACGCGACAACGGGCTGACCTGCGGGGAATGTGTGCGTCACTTTGGTATTGAACCCCGATGTTCCCTGAAGTGCCGCTGTCTTTCGCGCCTGAAGAGCGATTGGCGAGCTGTTCGCGGTCACCCATACTTCCCCGCTCGTAGTTGTAAGTAAAACGCCGTACTGCGCCATTTATGCCTTCTCAATCTGGAATATTAAAAATGCCGCCATGGCGGGCTCAGTGCCTGCTGAGTAATCGGTATCTCCCGCAGACGATACAGTTGCAGTTCCTCCCGAGATTGTTATCTTCCTTCTCCCTGTGCCCCATTGGTCATCATTCATGACCTGAAAGTAGGTCAACTTGCATCCCGGTGGTAGCACTACGGAATAAGAGCCTGACTTCTGATTAACGGCAAGTTGAAGGTAACCACTGACGCTGACAGGTTTAATTCCGTAGTTGTTTACGTTTCCGGAAGCGCCCCATGTCTGGACCCCATATTCGGCCATTTACAACTCCAAAATAAAAAGGGCCTCACATGAGACCCGTTGCTTACCATGTTCCAGTAATCCTTCCGATTTGTACCCTCAGCACATTGCTGGAGTCCCGAACACTAATTGTCTGATTGGTTTGTTTCATTGCCCCCTCTCCAGCTGTGGAGCCGTAGTTCTCAAGCGTTCCTGACTTATCCAGTTTCCATCCGACGGAACCAGCAACGTAGTTATTTGACTGAATGTAGCTTCCTATTTTGGCATTGCTGATGGTACCGTCCTGGATGAACGTATCCCGGATGAAGGTCTGTCCGTTCTGGATCACAAATGGCAGCGTAACTGTACCGCCAGCCTGAGTCATCACAGCGAAGCGGTCTGCCAGGAAGAGCACCTGCGACTGCATTCCAGATGGCGTATTCTGAACACCAACCCCCATCCCTGCTGCATACTGATTACCATTAGAATCAACAGCGACCTTGATGCTGTACATCGCATTCAGGTCGCCGTTGACGTTCGCAATGGCCTGCGCGTTGGTGGTGATCGCTGAAGTGTGCCCGTTGATGGTCGCCGTAATGCCGTTTATCTGCGTGGCGGTGGCCTGCTGGTAATCGGAGAAGGTCTGGTTCAGGCTGTTGATGGATGCCTTGTTCCCGTTGACTTCCGCCTGCACACTCAGCAGCGAACGCGCCGTTGCCTCCTTCTCGTTGACGATCACCTCATCAATGCGATCCAGCTGCGCGCTGTTACCGGCGACCGATGCCGACAGCGTTTTGCGCGCGGCCACCTGCGCCAGGTTGCCCTGAATAATCGCGATGGCTGAGTTCTTCACTCCCCCCGCCATGCCGTCCATAGACACACTGATGCTGTCGATTCGCTGGCCCAGCGCGGTATCAGCCGTCGCAACGGTCTGCTCAAGCTCGCTCAGAGAAGAAGACACACCTCCGACCGTGCTCGACAGGTTTGTAACGCTGGTCTGAACCTTCCCGATATCCTGGGCGTTTTTGGCGATTTCCTGCGCCTGTTGCGCCAGTTCATCGTTGGCCTGTTTGATATCGTCAGCCATACCAGCAATTTTTGCATTGCCGTCCACTGCGCTCTCGATCAGGTCTTTGAACGTATCGGAGCCTTTCATGTCCTCCAGGATTGCACCAGTGATATCACTGAAGTCGTCTGTTGGTTTTCCAGAAGCCTCTACAAATCCCGAAACGCCAAATGCATTACGAGTTCGAACATAAACGTAATAAACATGGTCAAACTTAAGTTTTTGGATGGTCCACTGATTGCCACGGCCAAGGAATTGAGCTTTATTCTCAATGTCGTCGGACAATGGAATCGGAGTCTCGCCAGCGTACCAGAACTCAAAAGAGGTATCTGATGTTGCCGTTACAGACATAACTGGCACCAGAGTGGCCTGTAATGGTCCGGGTATCCACTGAACGGAGTTAGGAGCCTTTGGCGCGCCTATAATAAGACTCACCTGAGTTTCGGCGCCTTTCATCCCGTTTTCATTGCGCCCACGAACGCCGAGCGTGTAGCTGCCAGCACTCAGACCGTAAAACTCATACCGGAACTGGTCAGTTTCGTACTGAGATACCAGCTTCCCATCAGCACTGTAGATGTACAGCTCAAACACCAGTTTTTTAGTAGTGGTTGCCGTCTCCCACGTTGCTGTAACCTGGACGGTCTCGGTGTTTGTGTTCAGGATTCGCAGGTTTTCCACGTTAGGCACGCGGTAGCCGTTCAGCGTATCGCTGGGAACTTCAAACACTGCACCCTCGTCAACGATGGCCTGTTTGTTGGGGTCGTGCAATGAGGCCGTTATGCTGTATACGGAGTTGTTTTCCGTTTCGGCAACGCTCAGTATCCGGAAAAGGCGAATCGCAACGCTTGCGGTTGAAATGGCAAATACAGTTCCCGCCCTCACCCATTCAGGTTCGTTTTTGAGTGTGACGTTGTTTCCGTTAACGCCATCAATCTCATAGCGAGAGAACTTTCCGTCCCTCCCCATAATCGACATAGTGGAGCCGTCCGTTACTACCGAGGAATCAACCGCGTCAACCGTTATCACCCTCCCGGAATGAGAAACAATTCTCCCCCCGAGGCGAGTTCCTGCGTAGTCATTATCCATGACCTCAACGATATCACCCGGCGTGAAGTGGATAGCATCGCGTGCCATCTGGAAAGACAGTCTGCTGCTTTCACGCTTTGCTGTTTCCAGCAGCCATTTACCTGCCCGCCATGCCTGTCCGCGAGAGGTGCAGCCAAACGCCTCCAGAGTGGTTTCGTTGTAGTTCCCTTTGGCTATCATCTCATCGTCGGAAACGTACTCTTTCACCTGCTCCCATCCGTTATCCGGGTCAGTCCATGACACAACAACTGCATTGTATTTCTCTGAACGCTTTACAGAGCTTCGTTTGAACTCGCCATTCACAACGTTGGCGTTCGTGATTGTCGCAATCGGATCTTGTGGCGCATCCAGCATGACAGAAAGGCGCAGGCCGTCCCACAGCGCAATTCCACGGAACATGCTCGCTATCTTGTCGAGAATGTCTCTCGCACTAGCCTGCTCTGTGATGTAGGCGTTTAGCGTCATGCGTGGTTCTTTTCCGCCGTACCCATCATCAACAAGCTGATCGCAATATTGAGACAGAACATAGAGTGCACCGTCATCAACATCGATGTAGCCGGCACGTTTAGCCAGTCCGAAACGGGTATTCTTCGCCAGCTCTCTGAACAACCATGCCGGGTTATTGGTCCAAGCCTGCTTAAATCCACCCAGCCATAAACCGGAGTAAGTACGGGTTATCGGGTCATAGTTGTCTGGTACAGACACAATCAGCCCGCGGAGATGGTAAGTACGGCTTGGAGTGTCAGTGTACTGGTCACGGTCGATAACAGCGCCAGCGATGGCTGAAAATGGATAGCTCAGATTGTCGTCGGTGATTTCACTGTAGCTATTCCAGGTAGTGCCGTTGGACAGCAAATCGCTGCTGCTGTCCGGTGTAATGCGGCGAACGCGAATATCAAACGGCTTGATATCCGGAGCATCAATAAGATGGGCCTCAAGATATTCGCCTGATATCTTCCCGGTGATGGTCACGGTCTTTTCAATAACCCAGCCTGAAGCGCCAGTTCTGCTCTCCAACACCAGAGTGACGGACGTGTTTTTCTGATTGCCTTTGGTGTCCTGCTCTACCAGTCCGGTCACACCAACGTTAAACCGCACCCGGGTCACGTCCTGATCTGTCACGGTTCTAACCAGCGGGGTATCGTAAGTGACCTCAGTGTTAACAATGGTCGTCGCTTCGATTGCAGAGAAGCCATTAATGGGGGATTGCGTTTCAGAGCCGGGGCGCCAGGCGACGCTGACACCATTTACGCTGACACTGCCTGTCGCATCAGTTACGGGAGTCTTATTGAGCTTGAACGATGACAGGTGTTCCTGATCAACGGGCCCATAGATAGGCCCTTCACTGATGAGATCCAGTACCCGGTAAAATTGCTTTGACTTGAGGTTATCGTCGAGGAGTTTGGGGGTTGATGCTTTGCCGCCGCCTGAAGACATAATGCCACCTTAGCTAATAGATTCCGTCCAGTCCTGGTTGTTGCTTGTGTCAATACCGAGTGAAATTACGTTCGAACCGACCTCCATTTCTCCCAGTAGGAGTGGCACCGCGCGCCCCTGCCCCACCCGGTTCTCAGCACTGGTAAATGAGTTATTTGTGAGCGTATTGGTCTCTGCGGCTTCTGCGGAGGTTTTTGTCTTCATGTTGCGTGACATGTAAACCGAATAAGCTATAGACGCTACGCTAACGGCAACCGCAATCCATGCCGCGGCGGCGGCCGTGATCGCCCCCTCCACTACCGGCACGAACAGGACCACTGATCCGTCTTTAAGCTGGCGGTCCAGATGCCATTGCATCGCAGATACCTCAACATCCTCGCCCGCTACCCGCACACGCAGCTTTGTATTGAGAAAGGCTTTTTTGAATTCGAAATCCTGCGCCAACAGGAGGCGTAATCCCTGCGCTGGAGTATCAACGTTCAGGGATATCTGGCGGTAAAATCGGCGTAGATTGCCTGCAAATTTAAAGATGAGCACTGTTCGTGTCTCCAGATTGAATGCGTCTGCTTGATGTATGCCGGGCGCATTTGTTCTCGTCTGCTGAGGTGTCCGGCATGGTCATGGTGAAGTACCAGGTTGTCATGAAGGAGAATCATTGAGTGGCATGGGTCGGCGCCGGGGAATGGCTGCCTGATAATGACGTCGCCGGGTTGCGCATCCTGCATGGACACCTTATAGAAACCATTGTCCGGCATGTTAGTCAGATAGAGATTCTCTCCCCGCAACCACCATCCGTTAGTGCGCTCAAAATCAGGCAGGTCGATTCCGCAAAGGTGGTATGCGTCCCGAAAGAGCGTGTAGCAGTCCATGATGCCGTGCTCGAACTTGCGCCCCAGCAGGAGTGGCACAGGCCTGTATTTCCTGAGCTCTCCGTCAGATGCCAGCCACCATGACAGACCGGTCATAACCTGCGTCTGCCGGTCAGCACCTGAAAGCGCTGGCTGGCTTTGCGGGTGCGAATGAAAAACCGCTGTAACCTCTCCTTCATCCTCTGCTGCAAGCCACTCATCATCACTGATTCGGAAGTGCTTTCCAGGCTCCGGGTGAACATTCCGACAGCGGAACAACTGCCCGCCATCCAGGATTAAGCCGCACACCTCATCCTGCGACGAGGCCGCATAGTCGAGTAACTCTTGCATCAGGAAACCTTTTGAGAGCCTGGGAAGCTGCTTATTGGCATTGGTTCCGGTCGTGGATATCGGAAGCGGCAACCGGTGCGTCGGTGCGAGCATTTGTCCTTCGCCGGGTCAGTGGTTGGGTTGTCGCGCTCGTCTGCAACCGGCGGCCCGTCATATCCGCACCCGACGCCGCGATACAGCCACTGGCAGACGTCGGCAAGGATGGTTCGCGCCGGGATGATAGCGTTGTCGCAGTCAATCGGTGTCGCCAGCGTGTAGGTCACCTGCTCGAACGTCTCTTCCGTCATCTCCTCAACAACGTAGCGGGAAACCGCTTCCTGCGTCGGATCTGCGTCAGGGTTGCCATTGGGGAAGTTCACCGCGTCCAGGTATTTCACCGGAACCTGACGGCGGGTGATCACCACCCCAAGCATGTCGTCGAAGTCATGGTTTATGCCCGTCAGTAAACCCGTGACGTTCGCCACCACCATTGTTGGCCGGGCATATGTGCCTTCGTTCTTTGACTCGAACCCTTCGACTGCTATCGGGTATGCCTGATACTGATTCCCCTTCCAGATCACATTTCCGTAATATCCATTGGTGCCGGAATGGAACCGGATAAGGTCTCCGCCAAAGGGTTGCAGGTCGGCTTCGAACAGGTCGATAAACGCGCCTACTCCGGCGTCGACGCTATCAATAATCATACTGGCTGGTATGTCGCGCACGGCAAACTCCCATAAAAAAAGCCACCAAGTGGTGGCTACTGTTTGAATATCAGGATGTTGCTTACTGATAACCCTGGTTAACGTGTAAGCTCAGCCCGTCAGTGGTGGGACACTGACGTAACCATCGAAGGGGGATGGCTGATTACCTCTGATAAAGGAAAAATAATGTCAGAATTGAAATTAAACGCTATTGACTTTATTTCTTTTGCGGTCGCTGGAAATACATTTAAATTAAAAGCTAATTTGATTGGCCCTAATGACCAATTTCATTCGGTAAACCTAGATATAGCGCCAGATGAGATAAAGAATAAAACCATCGGTGAGATTGAAAAACTTGCTATTCAAGCCTTGCGTTCAGCTTGAATTACGGCAATTTGATCTAATTTCGCAGTGATTTGATTATAAGCACAGGTGTGAGCGCTAATAACTTCTTCCATCTGTGCTTTCATTGAATCAACCATAGCCTCTAACTCTTCAACACGTTGTTCTAAAGTCATAACTGTCTCCCGCCTTTCGGCTTATCGTGGTACTTGTTCAAAAGTGGCCGTCAGTTCAAACAGCGGCCCGGTCTTTGTCATATTCCAGGATCGGCAGACAAACAGCTTCCTCACTCCCGTATCGGATGACGTCCAGTAGAACGATTCAACCGCCCCCCTGGCCCTGAGGAATGCCTCAGCATCCTTCGCAGGGTTACTGCGGCACGCTCCGCTGACGCCGCGAAAGGTGAGCGAGTATTTATCCATCAGTGGATTGATACCCTTCACCTGTCGCTGTTCGTAACCGTCGCCGAGCTTAACGACGGCAACATTCGGCGTGCGCTCAACGGAGTATGCTTTCTGTGGTGTCCATGTGAATGTTTCTGGCACTATGACCTCCGTAGTAACCCGTTAGGGCGCTGCTGATCACGAATGGTGCTGAGGCTAACCTGCTTCATCATCTGCGCCATCTTAGCCATGGTCGCATCGTCTATGCCGCCAGTGGTGTTGATTTCGAAAGTGATGTGCTGCACCACCCCACCGCCTCCTCCAACCTTATCAGCAGGAATAATCTTCCCTGACTGGTTCGGGATGAATGCCTGCTGCCCACCTGCTGTCTGGAAGATTTCAGAGCGTCCATCTTCGTTAATGCGATAGGCGTTGCCGGCTGATACCGTGCCGCCGTAGCGACGACCACCTGCAAGAGCCATTGCCTTAGCAGCAACCAAAGACTGAGCATACGCAGCCTGACCTACCCCTGCCGCGCTGCCGTATGTGGCGATTGATGCGCTCATTGCGGCTGGCGCCCATGCAGAGGCGGCAGCGGTAGCCTGTGTCATAGTCGATGCCAGTGATGCAGCGGCAGCAGCTTGCCCCATTAACTGACTCTTAACCCACTCCACGCCCATCTGAACAAAGCTGCCAACAACACTGTTAAGGATGGTAGTGCCAATGTTAGCCAGTGATTGTTGAAGGCTCTGAGTGCCGTTAATCAGCCCGGTTATGGCATTGGTCGCCCCGCCCTGAAGCGAATCTACAGCCGCGCCAAGCATGCTATTAATCTCGCTTTGCTTCTGCCATTCCTCCCACATTGCGGCCATGCGTTTCTGATGATACTGATCTTCAATTCCTGCACGGACGGCTTCTGCTTCTGCAATTTTTTGTGGGTAGAGTTGCACATACTCGTCAAGCTGCGCCATTTGCTGTGCGTAGATGTTATCTACTGCGGCAACTGGTGATACCTGCCCCTGTAGCCCGGTAAAGTTTTGACCCGCCTGTGTGCGCTTCCTTTCCTCTTCCGCCGCCGCTTTGGTTGCCTGCTGTACTTTCCAGATGGACTCCGCTTTCTGTTCCGCTTTGGCGATCTGCTCTGCTGATGCTTTGTTACCAAGCGCAACAACAGCATCGTATTTCGCTAATTCGAGCGAGCCATCGGCGTAACCAGTGTTCAGGCGATCGAGAGCAGCCTGTTGCCTTGAAAGTGACTGCGCAGCCTCATCAACAGCTTTAGTTCCCTCTTTTGTAGACTTTGTTACTGCTGAATCAGCCTCCTGAAGGTCATATCTTTTTGCCGCAGCCTCTTCAATCTGCCTCATCTGATTTGAATGCGCATCCACCCCCGCATCCAGGGCCGCTTGTCTGGCCTCGGCTACAGCCCTTTCTTTTTTGTCTGTTATGGACAGCAGATTGTTTTGCTTTTCAAGGCTGGACAGGAGTTTATCTCCATCCTCGCTGCGCATAACCATCAGACTGGAAGAGTTATATTTCTCCTTCGCTTTGGCGGCGAAATTGATCATATCGCCAAGCTTGCCCATCATTCCGGCGGCGACACCCGCTTCCTCACCATCCCGGCGAAGCAGGTCAATCCCTTGCCTCATCGTGCCATTGAGCGTGGCGCGTCCTATGTTAATAGCATTCTGAGTCTGACTAAGGCGATTCTGAGCACGTTCAAGTTCAAGGGCTGCAATTGCTAATTTATCCTGAGCCCCACCTAACGCTTCAGCAGCCTGACGGCCTCGGGTAGTGTTCGTTCCCCAGTTAGCTATCTCCCTTTCTTGCCTTTGAACAGCAGCTGTAGCGTCGTTAAATTCTTTCTGTGCGTCGGCTACCGCATCGCTAAGTGTAGGAAGATTCTGGCTTAGCTTGCCAATGGTTGCTGCCAGCTCAGTATGCGACATGGTCTGGAACTTGGCACTAAGTTCATTAACGCTATCTGCCAGGTTGTTGGCATCATCTCTGGCCTCTTTAGCTCTCTGGGAGAAATATAGAATCGCACTGGCCGCGAGCATGGCGGCGCCAGCAGGGCCACCGATGAGAGACAATCCTCGGCTAACCAGCCCTGCTCCTGTAGACAATCCAGCCTGTGCCGCTTTATTTGCTGCCAGAGCGCGATTGTAATTATCAACAGCTCCAGCTGCTGCTACACGGGCCGCAGATAAACGTTGCTCAGCAGCGGCAGCGTTCGTTGCGCTAACTGCTGTCTGCTTCATCATTTCCGCAAGGCGGATTTCATCCAGCGCACGTTCTTTTGCGACGGCGGCAGCGCCGAGATCTGCTGTAGCTTTGTTTGCCGTCGCCTGTGCGGCCTGCAGTTCAGCGGCTGACTGATTCCTTGAAGCCACAGCAGACTTAACTTTAGCAGCGGTCGCCATAGTCAGAGCGCCAACGTAACGACTTCCCATTACCGCTGCGACACCAGTCAGAATGGCGCTTAAAGCACCGATGTTCTCACTGACGCTGATTACGGCGTCGTTGAAAATCGCTGTACCGGTTTTAACCGTAGAGTTTTCACCAAAGAACTTGGTGATATTGTTTCCGGCAACCTGCAAAGCCTGACTGATAGTTGTGGTTGTATTGGCGAACTCATTGCCGATCGTCACCCCCTGTGAAAGTAACTCGTTCACCACAACATCAGTAGTCAACTTTCCGGCCGCAGCCATCTGACGCATCTGTCCAATGCCAACCCCCATAGAGTCAGCAAGCGCCACAATCAGGCGGTTACCCTGCTCATTCACAGAGTTGAATTCTTCCCCGCGCAGCGCACCAGAAGCCAGCCCCTGAGACAACTGGATAATAGCGTTTTCGGCCTCTTGCGCGGTCGCACCGGAGACAACAAACCCTTGGTTGATGATGGTAGTCAGCTTAGCTAGATCATCAGCACTGGTTCCATATTCCCTGGTTGCTCGCTCCAGTCTTGCATACAAAGAAGCTGTAGCGTCGAGGCTGCCCCGAGTTTGCTGTGTGATGTTGAATACTCGCTCAGTAACGTCAACCAGTTGCTCGCTAGGCCGAAGGGCGTTTGCCAGTTTGTTGTTGAGAGTCGTCCATGCGTCAGCGTATTGAGCCACCTGCTGCACAGACAAAATTGCCATAAGAGAAGTGGCAACCCGGCTTAGGCTGCTGAAGGAGGAGCTCAGCGATGATGCAGCTTTGTCTGCGCGGTTGAACCCACCTTCCATGCCGTCGGTTACGTTCCGCACCTGCTTGTCAGCGCGTAGCAACTGAGCCGTATCAGCCTTAATAACATATTCAATATCGCCGACGTTCTGGGTCATTTCACTTTCTCCGGGCAATAAAAAACCCCGCCGAGGCGAGGTTTATATGGTTAACTTAATGATCTTATATTGCTGACTTACTTACCGAGTAGGATTCAACCTTTCCGTCATGCAGTTTGACACTCAGTATTTTTGAATTAGCGCCACCGAGAGCATTACCTTCACTATACGACCACAGCAATATTTGGTTTCCGTCAGAATCATAAGTGGACGTAGTTGGTTCGCCAAAGAGACTAACAACCTGCTGCTTTGTAGTCACCCCCTTTGAGATGCTCGCTAGTTTAGTTTCATCGAAGTTTTTCCCCATATAAACACATCCAGCCAAGATAATAGCAATTGCAGGGATCAATATTTTTTTCATATAAGTTCCTTTTATTTAATTAAGCCCGCTTTTTTTCTGGCTTCTTCGAGGTAGTCCTCATCGGTTTTTTCTGGGCCGAGATCTAATGGTTGCTGTCTTTGCCATTCCTTCAGCTTATTGCTAAGCGCGTAGATGATTTTATCAAAATTCTTTTGATGCCTATGCGCCCCTGTCACGTTTACTCCAAGCTTAAGTGAAGAATCAATACCAACAATACATGACTTCTCTCCATCGGCGTTAACCACGATAGAGACATTTTCACCCCATGAAAAAAGTGAGATGCCCGCACTAACGGAAACTCTACGTAAAATGTCGTCTTTTTGCTTTATAGACATCCCGACCTCTGGAATTGCCTCAATCAGTTTTTCATAGGCAACATCAGCCGGAAATGGAAATATTTGCTGTGTAGATTGACTGGCGAAACTCATATCCCTATCCCCCACATTAAAAGATGGTCAAATCCTACCATCTGTTGACGACGAGGTCAGCAGGAACGACAAAACCCGCAGTTAAGCGGGTTTGATATGCACTTTAATCAGGCAGATTTGGTTGGAAGGTCGTTACGAACCTCTGGCTTCTTGTCGCAGGTAGTGCTGGAGAAATTATTCTTTGATACCCACTGCCAGTTGAACGGATAGCCGGCGCGATACTGGGTCTGGTTGGCTACGTTACGGATACCATAAATCTGCACAATGGTATTCTGTCCGCCTAACATCGCCACGCCTTCACATATTGGCTCCTGCTTTTCCAAGATTCCTGCACAACCAACGAGAAGCCCAGCGCAGATCATAATAATTGGTAGTTTTTTCATTCCCTTATCCATCTACACCTTTTTAGGTATTATCCTATAGCCATAGACTAAATGAGTAAACGACAACCACCCCCTCAATCTTTGTGGTTTTTCAAATGCTCTATCACCGATTTTCCGCGCCATTGCGGATCTCTGATGGCCGTCAGTTTTCTGGCGGCTTCTTTTTCTCAGTGAATGCCCGGCAAATACATCTGCACCTCATCAGCAACGCGATCACGCGCTGCATGGAGTAGCTTTTTGCGTCCGCCAACTCCCCACCGGGCCATCTGGCTGGCACACTGGCTAATCGCTTTGGTTTCGGTATTAATCACATGGTCGATTTTGTTGAGGCGAGACATGGCATTAATGCCGAGGCGAACTACTGTTCTGAAAACCTCGTATACCTCAATTTCAAATTCGGGCTTAATCCAGGCCGCGTAGCGAATAGCCAGAAGTTCAACGCCCCATGCCCCACTTTGATCACCACCTTTTATTACCCTAAGTGGTTGATTTTGTTCCAAAGCACTTTTTAGTGCTTTGGATTTGAGGGCTTTTACGAAACGTTTGATCTGGGCGCTGCGGAGAAAGACGCTGGGTCTTTGTGACTCGGTGGCTTCGCCGTTGGCTACTGCCGCAGCATGAAGATCGTTAAGACTGTATCGCCCTTCGTCATCGACACGAACGGAAATGCCGTTTACTGCTACGGTGGGATATTGCATGAGGTTTACCTATAGAAAGTGAGCCTGTCACACAGAGATAGCCGCCCCAGAGTACAACTAACTCTCAGGCTCGCTTTCTGTAGGCTCTAGGATTATAACGTGCGCGTGTGAAGCGCGGTGGGTTTATTGCGGATGCAAAAAAGCCCAACGGACGCAGGGCTTATCGTTTCATTTCGTAGGTTGTTAATGCGGACCATGCCTCTGCGCATCCATCGCCAGCATCTGCTCTGCCCAGTCCATAACTTCGTCGTATTTCTCCTGGGTTGGCACCTTCCCTTTATCCTTCTGCGGGAACTTGGCATTCATGGCAGCCCGGAAGCTGGTCATCGTCATGTTCCAGGCGTCTGCCTCACTCATCCCGAGGTGGGCAACTGCGGTATAAACGAATGTACGGGCATCGAATTTATCGCTGTACTCGCCTTTCTTGCTCTCGAACTCTTCGGGCGGCTGATCACCCATTACGCCATGCAAAATCAGGTGACGGGCCAGCTGGATGACGTCCTCAACTGGCAACGAGCCAGGCTTAAACACGAGGCGTCCCGCCGTAGTCACTGAGTAAGAGCCGATGATTTCAGCAATGTCGCCTTCAGAGCAATGCCTGACTACGTTAGCTGCAGCTGCTGCCATGTCTGCAAAGCAGCGTGCATTAGCCGCTTTGAGTATCTGCTGGTCAGCAATTCTGTGCTTTGGGTAATGGCCTGCATGAACTTTCACGAAAGCATCAACGATTTGCTCAGGCGTTCCGATCCGGGACATAGCCAGGAATGAAGGGTTGAGGAATATCTCTTTGCCGCCAGCGCGAATGACGGCCTGGCCGATATCGGTGATTGCTTTCATGGAAACTCTCAATAAGAGGGAGGGCTAAGCCTCCCATGGGTTTAGGCTTCGTTCACAGTCACGGTAGCCGCATTAGAGGTAACCGAACCGGCGGTTGATGATGTTACCTGGCAGGAGTAAGACCCCGCATCATCAGTATCGACGCTGGCCTTCGTGTAGGTAGCGTTCGTTGCACCGGTGATGTCAGTGCCGTCCTTCTTCCACTGATAGGTCAGAGTGGAGCTGTCAGAGACATTTGCTGCCACAGACAGGTTTAGTGCATCACCCACCGTGAGCGTGCGGTTCTGCGGCTGCGTAGTGATGGTAATCACCGCGCCGACGTCGCGTACATCAACCTGTCCCGCACTAGATGCTTCGATAGACCAGGTGGCGACATCGTCGTGCGGCGCTTCATCGCCCCATGACGTCACCATGAACGGACCTTCGGTGATATCGTTAGGGGAGATGATTTTGAACCACACATACGGCTGGTTGCTGGTCTCTGCCGGCGGATTATAGACATGACGCTTCAGTGCATTCTGCGCGTACACATCTTCTTTGCGGGTAACACCGTCACCTGAGAACGAAATATTCTTGTAAGTAACGAGGTTCTCTTGCGTAAATGCAGCGCTCATGTCGCCGGTCGCATCTGCGGTTTCCCACTCTGCATTTACTGTTTTGCCGCGCATCATGCCGAGTCGGCGGTAAGCGCTGGCGGTGGGTTGTACTTCAGGGCATCCAATCGCGTAATAAACGACGACGTCGCGCCCGGTAAAAGCGCCCGATTCACACGCCATAGTGATTTATCTCCGTGTTATCTGGAAATGATGGTTTGAAAGGAAATATCGAAGAGGTAACGCCCTTCTTCGGTCTGGATGGCGGTGATGCCGCCTATTGGCTGCATCGAAATGATGCATTCGGTTTTGTAGTCGTCGATCATCGCCTGGCGGATGGCGTCGGCGCGGTCTTCAACTTCGTTGATGTCACTGTCGTTCTGTCCTGACAAAACAAGGATGCGGAAAAAGTCGCGCGTGATGGCTTCCTCAGGCTTGCCACCGCCGTTTTGCTGGATGACAAGGTATCTTTCCCCTTCAGTACCTTCCAGCTCGTTCCAGAAGCGTTTCTGGACGCGGTAGCCGACATCAAACCCGTGAGACTGTAACCACGCTCTCAGCGCGTCATACACTTCGCTGCGCGTCATACTTTGTACCCTTGTTTGATGATGGCCTTAATCTCGTTGAGACCGTCACGCTCAAAGCCTTTGGTCAGGAACCCCGGCTCGGCATCGGGATCCCAGTAATTCCCCTTCCCGGTGCCGCCGCCGAATTCTTTTCCAGCACGAGTTCTTCCGAAGTGTTCACGCGGCTGACCTTTTAGCTTACCGGACATACCGTGAACGGCGGCAGCGTATGCAGCCGTGTACCCGACCTTTCCCTGCATCCCGCCGGGCATTGGGTCAAGCTTTCTGTACTGGCTGTTGATAAGCGTGGATGTGTCAATGGGAGTAAGTAGCGCAGCGTGAGACGATCCGACAATCATGACCCCAGTCAGCACTCTTTCTGTGCGTGGCCCGGCAATTTCTGCCAGCACCTTGCGGGTGTTCATCTGAACACGCTTGATACCTTTTACGGGCATGATCCCCTCACGTCAGAATTTTGTAGTCTGGCTCCTCGCCGAATGGTGACATATCCCATTCCGTCACCGCCTTGATGACGTTTGCACCAGCTTTCAGCGGATCGGCCTGTGCCGTTGTGTCACCTCTGGCGATATACCAGTCACGCTTCGGCATGGTCGCATCGATGCCATTGCGCTTCAGTTCAGTGAAGAAAATCAGGTTCGTGGTGAACTCTTTCCCGCTGGCATCTACCGCAACCTCATTGTTTGCCGTCCAGGTGCAGTCAATCAGGTAGGGGGTTCCGGTTGTCCAGGTGCTGTTCCAGTCGTCGTAGACGCGCGGGTAAACAGTGGCAACATTGGTATAGCTCCATGCGGCTGTTTCAGACACCGTTATCCTCCCACCGGATCACCTCCGGATTCTCCGCCGCAACCTTCCGGCACAGCAGATACCAGTCACCGTTGCTTTTGACGTATCCGGTAACGCGTTTACCACTGTCGGTCATCACCCAGACTTTGACAAAAGGCTCCGGCAGCCGCTTCTTAACCGATATCCACCCCATCACCGACCCCCGCCACACATGCATCCACCCCTGGCAATCCATATGCCAGCAAAAGCTGTATTGGTCGGGTCTGGAGGGATGAGGTCATTAGCGCAGCCGTGTTTATCGGTGACGCGCAACAGTGCCAGCGCCCCTTTCCATCGATCGGGAAACGACTGATACCGGAATGAGCGTGACGCACCATTAGGGCCAGTCTGCGAGCTGATATACTTGTCGCCTTGCGCCAGCCCCATAAGCGCCAGCAGATAGAGCTGAATCAGCAGCGCGACTGATGCCGGATAATGCGCATCGAGACACTCCTGTATGCTGTTAGCCTGGTCGACGAGAGCCTGAAGAACAAAATCGGGAATGGAAACGCCCTGACTTTGCAAATACCCCTTCGCCTGTTCGAGAGTTACCATTATCGACTCCGTGAAATACCCCGCCGGAGCGGGGCATAAAAAAACCGCCTTAGCGGCGGCTGTTATTCAGCAGGGAAAAGCTTTTCGAGTTCGCCATCTGGCAACAGCTCACTGAGCTTTTCAGCGCCAAGATTGCCTTTAAACTCGATTCCCAGCTCAGTCAGACGATCCTGGATAACTTCTTTGCGAGATTTCTCACCGGTACCGGCGTCAGGTGTTGCAGGGGTTAAAGCCGCATCAGAGAGCTTAATCACATGAGGCTTCAGCGACGGATGCAGTTTCTCAATTTCAACCACATCACCGACGCTCACGCCATGCCATGCTTTGATTACCTGGTATTTAGCCATGTCGATCTCCTTATGCCAGGTTGGCGGCGTAGACCACGCCGGACAGGCCTTCGCCGTCTTTCTTAATCTGCAAGCCCTCAGCGCTCATAATCTGGAAATTATAATTCGACTGAGGCATCGGGCGTGGCAGAGGGACAACGCCGACGGCCATACCGACCAGCGGTGAGATCACGTCCTGACGACGCTCATAGGCGAGGAACTCATTGCCAGACAGCGCGTAGGACATCTGGATGGACTTCGCAGGAATGAACTTGCTGATCGCATCCAGAACGGTTCCGCTCAACAGGGCATTGGTGCCGGTGTTGATGTCTACCAGATACGGCTTCGCCATGTTTGCCCACACTTCCGGGCTGACCCACAACTTGTCGTAAGCGGTAACTTTGTTGCGGCGAGCCGTCAGGCCGAACGGTCCGGTCGGGCCGAAGAAGGCCAGCAACTGAGCCGGGGTTGCGGTGGTGAGGTCGATATTGGCGCCGCCCGCTCCGCTGCCCAGGTTGATCTTCTGCGTATTGCGGTGGTTTTTCATGCCCTGAGCTGGCAGGCCATCAACAACAATGCTGGAGTCGCCGTTCAGATAGAAGTTGACGCGCTTCTTGTGGAATTTGCGCATCTTCGCGGACTGAGACTCCAGTACCAGATCGATGCCAACAGTGTTCAGGCCAGCAGCATGACGCCAGTTGACGCCGTAACCGGCAGTAAATACCGGGATCGGGTCGCCATCAGAACCGAAGTTCGTGTGGTCGAAGGAATACGACGCCTGGCCATCGATGCTGATAGAAACGTCATCAGCGATATCGCCAGACACGTTATACAGCTTCGCGGTTTTTCCGATAGGCAGCACAGTCTGCACGCCCATCAGGTCATTGACGATTTCCATGCCAATTTCCTGATCGCGCATCTGGATAATCTGGCGGTCAATCTCGGCCCAGAACTCACGGGCGAAGCCACCTACAGCGTTAGCTGCCAGCATTTCCGGGGTCATGCTCTGGCGATATGAGTTAACCATCATGTCGTGATGATGGTTGAAGATGTTGCGGTTGGCCCACAGCTCATTCCAGTGCCCGCGCAGTCGGCTGTTAGCAGCCAGTGTTTCGGGGGTAAAATACATTCTTGCTCTCCTTTACTCGCCGCCGCCGGTTGCCGGTGCAGCTACAGTGCCAACGCGCATGCGCACGCGGATGAAATCGGTAGTGCTGGCGGCAATGGTTGCATCATCCTGGCTGTAGCCGATCACCGAATCGGTATCCGCCGTTGCCTTCGTGAACTTACCATCTGCGCCCAGCTTGATCGGGTCGTCTTTGGCGTAGGTTCCGGCGACGCAGAGCAGCGCCAGCTCGCGGCCTTCTTCGACGTAGTTGCCAACAGCGGAATCACCAGCGGGAACAGCCTCTGTGATATTCAAGCCCTGATGGTAGGCCACGTCGATGATGTAGATGCGACCGGTCAGCGCAGTTGCCTGCGCAAACTGATTGTCGCCATTGATAACAGCAGCCGTGCCGGGCAGCAGTGCTGCGGCGGCGGCGCGGGTTTCGGTCTTGTACAGAGACTGACCGTCGATATTAACGCGGCGATAACGTGCCATTAGTCTGGCTCCTTATTTGAAGTATTCGTCAGGGTTAGGCGCACCGGTTTCTTTCTGCTGCTGTGCAGAGTTGGTGCCCAGCGGCGCGGATTCACCGATTGTTTTAAACATCGCGTCCAGCGCTTCACCTGACAGCGCATTAGCGACAATCTCGCCGTGAACTTTTGCCACCGCTTCACGCTTCGATTTCTCTTCGGCGCGAGAGTTGGCAGTCAGTGTTTCTGTCAGCTTGTCCTGGTTGGCCTGTAGCGCGTCAACCTTCTCCGCCAGAGGCTTAATAGCCTTTTCGGTATTGGTGGCGACGGCCTCGCTAACCATGCTGCCGATTTGTTCCAGATCTTCTTTGGTTAAAGGCATGTCGCCCTCCGTTTTGTGGTTTGGTGCAGGCTGTTCCTGCGGTGTGAAAAATGATTTGAGCTTGTTGACGACGGCAACCCATGAACTCTGGCGCTGAACCTCTGTCCCGGTATCGTCAAAGACAATCTTTCCGCCCTCAGATTTGTATCCGTAAACCTTCGGATCGCCATTGTTGAGGATGATTACGGCCTGTGAGTCAGTGAAATCAGCCACCCAGGCGTATTCTTTCTCGCCGGGAGCGAATTTATCTTTCGCAGCCTTCTCCAGTCGGCGCTCACGCTCGCGATAGGTTTCCCCCACCAGAGCGCCGGAATTAGCTTTCAGTGGAGTGGCAAGATCAGCATTTACCATCATCCCTACCCCCTGTTCTGGCGTAGCTGCGCCAACCTCATCCAGAAGGATGGCGTCATGGTCCATCGCGTGAATTTTCGCAACCCATGAAGCCCCCTGAGCTTTCTGCTCATCGTTCGCTTCAAGCTCCTCCAGGAATACGGCAACGCTGGTATGGATTGGCGGAACATCCTCGCCTTTCTCCAGCGCTTCAAGACGCTCAAGGAGGCGCTTTCCGTCATCCGTGCGCTTTGCCACTTCTGTATCGATCCACTTCTCGACGTAGACGCGGTTGCCGGACTTCTTGACGTTTTTGTTCCATGCCCCTACATAACCCACATTCAGCCCCTCAGGACTAAAAGCAGAAACAAACTGACCGTTGACCTGTGGATGTCCAAGCGGTGCCAGTGTCCCCTCCAGGCCACTGTAGTGCTGGTCAATCTCACTGGCCGGATACAGACCGCCGTTCATGACCACGTTCGCCGGAAGGGTGTAAGAAGGAACAACCCAGTGCTCGCGTCCGTTGTGCTGTTCGCGCCGGATGGCCTTACTGTTCACCTTCGAGGTGACATTAACTTGCATTGGCATGAGTTAACCCTTAGCCCATTGGTAGCCACGGGCTTTCATTGTGTTAAATGTTTTCTGAGCTTTATCGATGATGGTGTCACTTAACGGCTTGCCGCTTTCATCGACCATAACCGCGATCGTGGAGCATTTGCAGTTCACGCCGTTTGCATCCTTAGCCCACCACTCCCGCTGCTCTTCTGCGGTATACAGATGGGCGTGACGCGCGGCATGGGTGCTTCGGGTCGTCGGGCTGAGCGCTGATATGTGCATCTGCTTTGTACGGATGCCATATCGTTCTCTGGCTTCGTCGTCTTCGTCCAGGCGCGCACGGCGCAGCGCGGTGGTAATCTCCGTCCTGGCAATACGATTAGCCCGGCGAGACTCAATCCCCGTCTGCTCAGTAAGGCGCTTAGCTATCTCCAGTGGATTTTGTCCGCGCCCAAGTCCATCGGTCAGTATCCGCGCCATATCCGCTTTCACACTGGCGCTGAGGTTCTTCATTTCCTCGAAGGTACGAGCGCGAACAAGAATCAGCCTACGTCGGTACGGTTCGCTGAGAAGGATTGTCGATACGCTTTCCTGTCCGGCAGCGTACACGGCTGATTGCTGCGCCAGATTGGCAAACTCCTGCGCCGTGCCGCGCTGATACGCCGGGTTGACGTAATCAGCCCAGAACCAGAACCCCGTCTCGTTATCTGCACCCAAAATCTCATCCACCAGCAATGAGGCATTGCTGAGTAGCATTGATAACTGTGTGGAATCGAGGTCGAAAGTATAACGCTGGTTTACTGATGGTGATGCAGGAATGCGGTCGAGAATGTCCTTGTAGGCTTTGCCAATACGTTTCATTCGCCTGGCGAACTCGTTCATTGCTCCGCGCTCAAGGTGGTCAGCGCCTGTCGGATCTTTAAGGTTTCCGGGTAGTATCGGTGACTTCGCTTTCTTCTTCTTCGTCATCATCTACCTCTGGAAGTGGTTCGGGTGAACCCTCATACCCAGCCGCTACACGAATCTCTTCACCAGTAAACACCTGCTCGCCTGTCGCCAGCGATGCGCTGTTTATTTGCGACATCTTCTGCGCGGCATCCAGTTTTTCCGATGAACTTTGTTCGTTCAGGTCATCCCAGATAACCGTTTTCTTTGCCACAGCATCAATGACACCAAGCTCAATCAATTTGTCGCACAGATCTTCAATGTCGAATGACAAGTCCTCTCGCCGGGACTGGCAGCGCGTGTTGAAGTATTTCTGATCTTCGGTGCTGGCCCGCTCACCAGTCTGCATGCCAACAAGTATTTTTGTCGGTATATCAAGTGCGGCAGCAGCGGTTTGCAGGTTAACGTTATAGGTTGGAGAGGGATCGGATACAGCAGCCACAATCGGAGCGACATTGGCCCCTTGGGTAATAAGAACTGAGTCGTTTCCGATATTCATTTCACGGGCTACTTTATCGTAGATTTCGTTCAGTTCGCTGTAATCAACCCCGTATGCCCTGGCTATTTCATCCAGTTTCGCCTCTTTATCAAAATTAATACTCAACTGGCGTGCTGCGTTCTTCAGGAATGACTCGCCTGAACCACCTTCCACCTTCTCCAGACTCACAAAGGCGTTATAGGCGGGCTCGAGAAAGCCAATAGCATCGTCGGCATAATCACCCAGAATGAAAATGCGGTCGGGATGGATGTCAACGCGCCGGGTCGAGCCATTAGGCAACCTCTCGGTGTACTGCCACATCTTCGGCTGCCCGTAGGCCCTGGAGTTCAGACCGGTGTCCCACTCCTTAACTTTCACTGAGCCAGCCCATGCGACTGTTATTTTTTCAAGCCCTCGCCCTTTCGTTGCCTGCTGATTCCATGCTTTACCATCGCGGATATGAAGCAGGATGGCAGAATAGCGCCCAACCAGACGGCGCAGGTCAGCGTCAGCAAACGATCGCCAGAAGCGATGAGTAAACACAGGAAGAAGACTTCTTTCCCACGCGGTAATGTCGCGAGTTTCGTCCTCCTCTTCCCCCTCGATAATCTCTGGGCTGGTATGCCAGCAAGCGGAAATGATTTTGTTTATCGCTCCGTGGGCGATGCCGCCGCGTCGATATAAGTTGTACAGATCGCCGAAGGTTAATTCTTCTTTGAAGCCGTATTCGCACCACGCTGAATTACGCTTGGCGTCCAGCCCCATCGAAGGGTTAAGCAGCCCCATACGGGCGCGAGCAAGCCTGGCATCGTTAATCGCGTGATTAACCGCCATCTGTAGCTGTTTGTTCATGTCGTGTCCGTCAGATTAAAGCAGGCGCTTAGGTATCATCATGCCAACCCCCTGCTGTTTACGTTTGATATGTCCATCAAGGGAATAGCGGACTGCGTCCCAGGTATGCTCATCCCCGTCAGCCAGTTTCGGCAACACCTCACCGGTGATGCGGTCCGTTTTGTACGACCACATGCGGGCCTCGCGTGCCACATTCTTACAGCGTGGATGGATAATGATTTCGTCGAAGCCGCGAAGGTGTGCTATCCCATCCTCAACGCTTCCCTGCCATTTCTCAGCGGCTGAGATGTTGAAGCCCTGTCGCTTGAGATAGCTAATCGTCTCGGGTCGAGCGGAGTCAGCCTTGATGGGCCAGTCACGCGCGTCTGGAATCGTGTCGTACAGCTCTGGCATGTGGTCGAGCTCTGTCTGCTGACCGTATGCCTCGTATTCGATGTAGAGCCGGTTGTGCAGGATGAACGAGCGAACTAGCGTGTTGGGGTCTTTAGCGAAACCGAAGTCCGCGCCGAAGAACAACCGATCAGCCTCTTTCCATAGGTTTTCCGAGAACTCAGCGATCCGGTATTTTCCGGCCAACACCTGCTTATCAGAGTTTTCGAGGTAAGCACCTTCCCAAACCCACGCGTATGTTGCCGGGTCGAGGCGTCGCTGGTCGTTCTGTCGCTCACCTTCCAGCACGTCAGGGAACCACGGGTTATCCGTATAGTTCATCTCAACGGTTATGCAGTCGTCGCCAGCCTCTTTCCGGAAACGCTTATCCGTTGCGCTGCCGTCTCGCTCAGGGTTCCACGTCACCCAAATCTCTGAACCTTCCTCACGAACTGTCGGGCTCAGCTTCTGCCAGGCTATTTCGCTGACTGATTCAGCCTCGTCAACCCAGCACAGCAGAATGCGCGCTTTCGACTTGATGCTGTCGAGGTTATGCCGCAGACCGCAGAACACGTAGTTAACGCTCTTGTCGATAGTGCGGATGTACTTCTCGCCGATATCAAAGTTGGAAGCCAGCCACGGTACAGACAGGATCGCCTGTTTCACCTCCTGCATACTCGACTCTTCCAGCGAGTTCATGAATTCACGCGCACAGAGCACTACGCCGCTTTCACCGTTCATCATCGACTGATACGCCTTTACGGCTGTCATCAGCGCAAAAGTGCGCGTCTTCGCGCTACCACGTCCACCGTGCGAGCATCGATAACGCTTATTCACCGCAGTGAACAGCGGCGCAAGCTTGGCGGGGATCGGCAGTTGAACGGCTTCACTCATGCTTTCGGCTCAACAGGTAGTAACTGGATGATTGTCGGCTGCGGAGTCATGCTGCCATCAGGGCTTGTATGCTCGACTTTCTGGCGATTAGTGTAGGCATCGCCCATTTCTTTGGCGGCCTGCTCGATAAGCTGCGAGGTCATGCCGTAGTTCTTCATCTTTTCAGCGTTGGTCGCCATTCGGTCGAGAACGCGCAACCGGTACGCTTTATTTGCGATCGGGATGTCGGCGATCTCATTCTGGAATCGTTTACGGGTGGCGTTGAACAGGTCAATCCACTTCTGGCTCAACTTGGCCGCCATTGCGTTCCCGGGCGTATATTGCGACACCTGCTGCCGCGAGACATCGATGCCGTATTCAGCCTTTACAAGCTCAATGACTTTTACTGGCGGCTCGTAGCAGGCGAGCGATTGAACGATGAAGGCTTTAACCTCTGTCGATAATGCTGCCATCGGTTACCTCCATGACAATCCTAATAAAGTCTATGCCAGCTTCAACATGCACGTCCCGCATGACCTGGCTATATCGATGTGAGCCACTTCTGCTGGCGCATTGGCCGCATCAACGAGCTCCTGCACTTCTTTGCTGGCACCGTATCGACGTACGACACCTGTGAATTCTTCGACGTCGTGGCCGCGCAGTGTAAGCACTGGCTGCCCGGTCTCTTTGTTGAACTTAGGCGCGCCGAAATCATCGGTGGCCTGGGCGATATGGTAAAGCTCATGCTCTACCAGTGCGCAGAACTCGAGGTCGCTACATTGCGAGCAGTAGTCAGCCGCCAGTGTGATGATGAACTTCGGGATTCGCCCGAACCATTCATGCATCTGCTGTTCCATTCTGGCTTTCTGCCAACCACCGGCGCGGAGCATTACCTGCTCGGCTTGGCCGAGGACATACCGCCCTTTCTTAGCGAACGAATCGGACGCCCACATAAAGCAGAGGTCAGCCTCTAACAGGTGTTCATGGTCAGGGTTATGGATGCTGCCGGTATCGCTGAGGATTTGGCGGCTTACCCACTCATGCACTTCATTGGCGGGGATGAGCCGGGTGTATGGCTGCCAGTTGTCGGAGATGATGAAGTTAACTGGCGGGTATGGCCTGCGATCTTCATCGTTAACCATGGGTTACTCCGTTGTTTGTTCTGCTGGCTGTCCGGTCTGCTCTGCCGGTACTGGCGTGAACTGCACGCGCTTCACATCGGCTGGAGCAAAATACAGCCACTCGCCCGTCTCCGTCGCCAGCGGCACAAAGCCGTTAACCAGCTCTGGCTGACGTCGTGACATCTTGCCTGTGAAGGTTTCGCCTGTTTGGGTGGTTAGCGTGATTTGGTAGATATCGGACATGGTTACCTCTTTGCCTTGTCGCAGCTGTTGCCCTGCTTCTCAGAAGTGCTTAGCCACTTACGGCTTACCCGTCAGCAAGATGTGATCACCATCCTTGCGGGGTTACACAGATCATTATCGAAGCCCCTCAGTGAAGAGCTTCTGTAATGCCGCTATTTGCCGACGCAATTCTGCGTTGGCTACCCTGCTTTCGCTTCCATAAGCGTGACCATGTCAGGGTCCATCTGACTGACGATCCGCTCACGAGCGCAATTGAGAAGCTTCTTGCGACCACCGACGCCCCACTTATTCATTGCCCGGGCACATGCGCTGACCTCTTTGGTCTCATTTGCGATCAGCAGGTCAAGCCTGTTGAGGCGAGACATATTGGTGATGCCGTTAAGTACCGCTTCCCGGAATGTTTCATAAACGCGAATTTCAAATTCAGGCCTGATCCATGCCGCATAGCGAATAGCTAACAACTCAGCAGCCCAGACGCCTTGGTTAACACCACCATTCACAATGTTAAGTGATTGATTTTCTTCCAGACGACATTTTTGTCCTCTGGAGTCCAGTGCAGAAACAAAGCGCTTTACCGCTGCACTTCGTATGAATTTATTCGGCCTTTGTGATTCTGTCGTCTCACCATTGGCAACGGCTGCCGCATGCAGATCGTTCAGGTTATATCTCCCTGCGGAGTCAACCCGGACAGAAATGCCGTAGACATTCACGGTTTGTTTTGTCATGTCGGTAATTACCTTTTAGTGATGAACCTTGTCTCACAGGAAATCCGGCCCTCAGAGGCTCCGACAGCCAGCCGGCATCCTCAAGGGTCATCCTGAAAGGTTCTGAGTGGTGAAGTGCGCGTGAGATGCGCGGTGAAATTCGGATACAAAAAAGCCCCGCGGATGCGAGGCTGTTATTTGAGGCACTGCTCTTTGATGTAGTCCTGCATGCCGTGAATCATTTTGTTAACGGTTTCGATTCCGTCCCGGTGATCGAAATAATTCCGTCGAGCGTCTGGAGTAAGTTCGGGGGCTCCTGCATCATCCACGCCGGTGGCGGAGGTGGCTTTGGACATTCCAGGGCAGGTTGCGGCGATGCGCAGCCGTTTAGCGCCAGAATCGACATCCCGACGCAAATCGTTAATGGTTTTTTTCGCATCGGACAATTCCTTCGTGTATTTGGCATCCAGCGCAGCGACATCACGCTGGCGGGTCTGCATGTCTTTGATGGTGTCGTTAGCCAGGCGGAGACTTATGGTGGCTTTGTCGCGCTGGTCTTTATAGGTGATGGCGTTGTCGCGGTAGTGGTTAACGAAGAACGCCAGCACGCCGATTACCGACACCACAATCAGTTGCAGCCAGCAACGCTTAACCAGCGCGCCAATCATGATAGGAACAGAGCCCGCTCTGCCTCCCGCCGACGTGTCAGCCCATTCAGCACCTTCCCACCAGCTTTATTCCAGCGCAGGAACTCATCGGCAGCGCCAGTGTAATCACCGGCGTTGAGTTTTCGCAGGAGAGTCGAAGTCGATAAGGACCGGGCGCCGAGGTTATACGTAAACGATACCAGGGCGTCGAATTGTCCCTGAGTCAGACCAACTTTAACCAGGCGGGACACGTCGCTCTCGTAGCTGACCAGTCCGGTCTTCAGCAGGCGCTCTGCCGTTTCCTGCTTGATAGTCATACCCGCGCGGATCGGTTTGCCGTCGACAGGCTGAGTCCAGCCATAACCGATCGTCCATACACCGACGCTGTCCTGGTAGGCGGTGAGTTTGCAGCCTTCGAACTGCTTGATCAGGGCAATGCCTTTATCACTGGTTTGCATTCTTCATCCCCGTCAAGCGTTCCCAGAAATACGTCAGCGCCACGGAGCCCATCGCTCCGCTAATGCCAGACGTAACCAGAATCATGTAAAGGCTAAGCCCGCTTTCAACGCTGATCAGGCCACCAATGAGACCGGTAAAACCGGACACTGCAATTTGTGCCAGCGCGTTAATCCAGCTCCAGGTGGCTTTGTTCTGCTTCACGTCAATAAGGTATCGGACCAGACCGCCCCAGCATGACAGAGCAAGGACAATCAGCCATGACACTCCGGCAATGCTTTCTTTATCTTGCATACGTTTAGCCATATCACCTCCGAAAAAACGGGGTGCTGTTTGTGTAGTGGGGAAAGGCCGTCAGACACGATAGCTACGTGGCATCTGGAATTGATTGTCTGCGGCCTGGAATAAAAAACCTGGCGACAAGCCAGGAAGATGAGGGTAAGGCAATGTCGGCTCTATGGCCGTAAATACCCTGGCTGGGTTTGGCTCGCCTGGCTGGATTCGAACCAGCGACCAACCGCTTAGAAGGCGGTTGCTCTTTCCTCTGAGCTACAGGCAAATTTGGTGGGCCGTGAAGGATTCGAACCTGTCTACCCTTCCCTTATGAGGGGACCGCTCATACCAAATGAGCTTCCGGCCCAGAAACAAAAAAGCCCCGCATTTAGCGAGGCTCTTAATTCTTTGTCGACCTACGAAGCTATGGCGACGATATCAGATTTACATGAAATATATGCGTTTTAGTTCGGTTTTGCAAGACTTACGTCTAAATTTGTCGCCTTTTGTTGTGAACGTGATCGCGTTACTGAGATAAGCGCACCGCTATCGAGTCGCTTAAAGCTGTTACGCATCGCCAGCCAGTGAGGCAGATACGTTTCTGTCCAGGTGGATTTCGCCACGCCAGCCAACTCCGCCAGCGCCTGATATTCGTACGTCTCACGCCCTGCCAGCTCCAATTTCACGTCCTGCGCCGCCAGCCAAATTAGCTTCTTCAGGCGATCCAGCGTCTTGCCGGCCACTTTCTTCGTGCCGAGCTGTTCCCGGAACTCTGCCCACGCCCACTGGGTGATCGCAACCTGGTACTCGAAGCGGATATTCTCGCTGTAGTTCCATAGTAGCCACGCTTTCTGATGTTCTTCCAGAGACATGACAGCGCGGCGCCAAGATGCTGTCACGAACTCGACCGGACCCACCAGCGCGATAGATGAGCCCTTAGCGCGGGACTGGCTGCCGCTCATCGCCGGGCCATCAGGGTTAACTTTCCGGCCGGTGACCGGGTCGGTGATTTTCTTTCGTCCCCGGCTGCGTGCCGTCGCGGTGAATTGCGCGTTCTCGGCGAAAGCTACCAGTTGCCCTTTCGTCGCCCCGCTCAGATCTGCAGTTGCCACAATGAGCTGCTGACGTACGTATTCCAGTTGCTGACTGTTCATGCGGCACCGCCATAGATATTCGCTCGCCCATGATTGCTGTGAAATCCCAGCTCTTTCTCAGCTTGTTTCCTTGCCACTACAGCCTCGTCTTTAGACTTGAAAGATCCAAGGAAGATTTGTTTTCTTTTCACATATATGTACGCGTGCCATCGCAATGAATTCTTGCAAAGCCTTACACCGTGGTACCCTGATTTGTTTGTTAGAAGCAGGGACTTGTTTTTACCATTCTCTGCGTTATCAACAATGCGTAGATTTGACTCCCTGTTATCTGATTTATTTCCATTGATGTGGTCCACCATGGCTACAGGCCACTGGCCCTTTATTAAGGCCATAACGATCCTATGGAGAAACATATTTCTACCATTCAGGGACAGGCTCAAATATCCGCGATGCTCATACCCGGCCTGCTTGAAGGCATATTTTTTGTTCCATGCTGCGCAAGTGGCTTCATCATGGAAATGGTCAAGAGGCCTCGCCTTCCAAGTTAAAACGCCAGTTTCAGGAGAGTAAGTAAAACACTCGTTAAGATATGAAATATTCAATCTTTGCTTTTTCATCAATTCTCCCCTCATTTTGAGATCCACTGAAACGTCGCGCTGATTGGTTTTGGTCTGGCTGTGCTTTGCTACTGGCGGCAGGTTGGCGCGCTTAACGCTTTCGGCCTGATATCGGGTTATCTCGTCTCTGGTCACGGCGCGCACTCCCCGATGATGATCTGCCCCTTCTCTCCCCAGACCTTTGTGATGCGGCAATCCCAGATGTGAGCATCATCCTCATAAAGCGCATCCATCAGGGCCTTCAGCATGTTGTCGCAGTCTGGCTTGGCCTGGTGGGGCTTCCCGGCGAACTCCGCTCGTTTCTTCTTACTCCAACTTGGTGGCATTGGTAGGACGAATGTCACATGTGATCCGGATTCAGGCATGGTCAGCTTGCGCAGGCGGACCTCATCGCAAAAAGCGCGATAACGCATTACAGGTGGACGCTGCTTCCACTTATCCGCGCGGGTCATGCGAGGCTTGCCGATTGGTGTGATGTCGTAGATTTTCATGCAGGCACCACCAAGCCACGGCGGGCGATCTCGATAACGGTCAGGACGATGGCTCGATCCATTAACTGGCGACGCTCGTCACGGCTCAGCCCCTTCCCGTTATCGATCTCTGAATGACAGGTGACGCAGATAGCAGCGGTGGCGCAGTCGTCTGTTTTCATTCCGATACCCTTTCCCTCGTTGCGGTGTGCCACCTGCACGCCCCAGGCTCCGCACAGGACGCATTGCTCAATCTGGCCGACTGCGGCGAGCCACTTCTTGCTGCGGTAGGTTTTACTCATGGTCACCACCTTGGACCTGTACCAGCGTGAGTTTTCCGCAGAACACGGCACCGGTGTCGATGTACATCTGGTTGGCATACTTCATGGGCTGGCGCGCTGGGGTGTGGCCGAAAATAAACAGATCAGCACCGGCTATCGGCGAGACAATGCCGTCCTGAGCGGCGCTGACCCGCTCACGATTCCAGATGACCATGTCTTTCGGGGCAGGCTTATCGAATTCATAGTCGTTGTGCGGGTAGTCAGCGTGGCAGATAACGATTTTACGTTCAGCGGTAACCAGTTCGATGACGAGTGGCAACTCAGCCGCTTTGTGGACGAGGGCCTTAGCCAACACCTCTTTGTCATAGTCGAGATTGAAGAACCAACCGCCACCATTTACCAGCCAGTGATTAACGTTCCCATACTCCGATAGCCCATCAATCATCATCTGCTCATGGTTTCCTCGCACAGCCCGGAACCAAGGCATAGTAATCAACTCCAGGCACTCGACGTTTTTCTCGCCGCGGTCAACAAGGTCACCAACCGAGATCAGCAAATCACGCGCAGGGTCGAACGAAACTTTTTCGAGCTCCTTCATCAACAGCGTGTAGCACCCATGCAGATCGCCGACGACGAAGATATTGCGCCAGTCAGCGCCATTAATGCGTTGATACATGCTCATGCGGATTTTCTCCTCGCTGCGAGGCGCAGCCATTTCTGATCCACCGGCGGGCGGTGTAGTCCTTGAAAGTCGGGATGTCGGACGGCTTAACCGCTGGCTTACGCTTGCGGCGCACCGGAACGCGGAAGATTTCGTTTGTGATGACGCGAGCGAGAGGATTACCCACGGGAAGCCCTCCACTCTTGCGCCCAGGCGATGCGCTTACTGGATGCTTCGGAGAACTTCACGCCGCGATCGGTACCGAACCAGTAGATCGCCTCGATGACATCGACCATGTAGCGCTTGCTGGATTTGGATGTGCGGACGCCGAAATAAACGCGACCGCCGTTGATGCCCGGCGCGGATTTCTGCTCCTGGTCCTGAGTCTGATTCACCAGAACGGTGATGAGGTCCTTCCATTCCTCGCGGGTCAGCTTTTCACCGTGCCAGACAACCTGGTCAGACAGGTCCTTCAGCAATGGCCACATCAGACGGTTTTGCTTATCGGTGCGGGTCTCTTCCCGGGCCTCGACCACCATCGGCGCGCGAGGGTTTACCGGCAGGGTGCGAATGTACGCGATGAGGTTCTCTTTAACGGTGTCGTTGACGATGCAGTAGTGCTGTCTCATACGTCACCTCCGAGAGGCAACGCAGAATGCAGAAAATCGCAGGTGCATTTCTGCATCTGTGACAAGGTGAGGAGTTCAGATTGTGGTCGCATTTAAGTCCCCTTAAATGCGCAGAAGTCACCGGAGTTGTTCAGGCTCCGATGACATGATTATGGACGGTTGATTCAACAAAATCAACGCGAGAAAAAGGCCTCCGGAGAGGCCCTGGCTGTCGATATGGGGATTCCCATATCGCTTGTATGGCAGTTACACCAAATCGGGCAATTTGAAGCCTGCCATGTCTTCCGCCCGGATTGGAGGCGATAGGCAGTCAGCAAACACCAGGGTGCCATCGAGCAAAATCACGAAACCCCACCCCATAAACAGGTTGGCACTACACCAGTCAGCCTTTAGGGGCACATCTGGCATCTTGTCTGGAAAGACTAGGTAATGCTCAGCCAGCCACTCCATTGCGTCGCAGCGATTGAGAGTATATTTATCGTACATCATGCCTCCTGCTTCGGTGCTGCTGGCAGCGGCATCCAGTGGGTTGGCTTGCAGTAGCAATCAAAGCCGTGTCCGTGTGCTGACCCGCCAACGTACGTTGCCATCTTGATTAATGGATCATTACTTTCCGGCGCGTCTGGACGGTACGCCAACACTTGTTCCCCTGCGGAAGGCATCCGCTCAACGCAAGCCACCCAACCATCCTGAATCACCGGAGAGTTGAGTTGTTCGGAATTACCGAACGACTGAAGCATGGCTGCGCGATAGGCGTTCCAGCCGACAGCTTTTCCGTGTTCAAACGCGCTGTCAAAGTCATCATCCATTTCCATCGCAGCGGGCACAGATACCGGCGCTGGCGTGGCAGAGCGATACAGAAGAACATCACCCATCTCTGCTCTGGACGCAGGCCATACGTCTGCATCAGAGCCAGATTTGAGATAATCAAGATTGGACTGGTCGATTACGCACACAGCCTCCGCTTCGAGCGATGCCAGCGCGATACGCGCCAGCTCCAGTTCTTCTTCAAGCTCTGCGCGTGAATCAGCGAAAGCAGTCTGTGTGACGGCAAACTCCAGACTTTTAACCTTTTCGCGCGCACGTTCGTGTAACTGCTCTCTGGTAATAGTGCTCATGGGTTAGTCCTCAATATCCAGAGTACGCGCGGAGTGATGCTATTCTCGCGGTGATATCATTGATGATTTCCTCCACTACCTCTGCGTGCTCATGTTCATCACGCAAGACATCAAGGGCGCTGTCTATTTCACGGAGCATATCCTGCTGCCATTCAATATCTTCTGATTCCGGGATTTCGTATTTCATGCTCACTCTCCTTTACCGGCTGCGGCGGCGCGTGCCGCGTCCCACTTCTGCATGTATTCTTCGATATCACTCCATTCCTCACCTGAACTAGCCAACGCATCAATTACTGACTGGCGGTCACTGTGCTGTTCTTTACGCTCCAGCTCAGCAATCCGTTTGCGTGCCGCTGTGAGTTCTGCCATGTGCTCACGGAGGCTGTCAGTTGCTGCTTCCAGCTTGTCCCAATCAGGATTGAAGTTTGCCAGCTGCGCTAGCTGGTCTTTCAAAAAGCTGATGCTCTTGTCTTTGGCTTCCAGCTCATCCAGCAGCGCCAGCACGGTGGAGGGGTCACACAACCTGAAGAACAACTCATCAGCTTCACTGTTTCCACCAATGAATCCGTACTCCATATTTTTATGGTCTGTTTGCAAAACCAAAGAGCCGTCGTTACCGAAGCACTGATATTTGATACTGCCACTGCCATCAATCCTGTCTCCGATGCGACCAGGTGTAGCCTTCTCTGCCGCTTCACGCAGCGCCTGTTTGTCGATGTTGCTCATTGGGCGGACTCCTGACGGTCTATGCGTTCAATTTCCGCGAGGATTAACGCGCCTGCTTTAACAAGATCGCGGCGCTGGCCGGACTGTTTCCACCACTCCCGCGCCCACGGCCAAAGACCCGGAACAGAAAAGCCCTGGTTATTGGCAAACATCGCATAACACGCCGCCGCTTCTGCCATTTCCCCTTCTGTGTGTTCGTCGTCGTGTTCGGGTGTCCAGCCCTCAACAGATTGCTGGCGTTGACGCTCTGAAATCACTGACTGAACTGCATTGGATAGAGATTTCACACCCTGCGCCCGCACTTCAGCCAGGAAGGCGTCGGTAGCCGGGGTTTCTGGTAATTCTTCTGGAATAACTTCTGAGTAGACGCGTTCCATAGCTTCGCGCCAGCCATATTCACAGGCGCCATAACCATCAGTCTGTAGACTGTTATCCTCAACACCACAACCCATTCCCAAGCTCTGGTAGGCAGGCTCATTGCTGGGGTCAATTACAGACATCAGTACAGCGCTCAGCCCTGCATTCTCAGCAGCCAGCGCCGCGCACTTGGCCTCGGATTGCTTAGTCGCTTCCTGCCATGCCTCCCATTTATTTTCGGTTGCAAGATGGCGATACCTGCCGTTCTCATGCCTGTCTAGCATTATGCCCCTGTGTAAATCTGAATTTGTCGTACCTGCAATCCACGCTTCAAACTGTTCTCTGCTGCTCATACTTCTGCTCTCCCGCCCCTGACCGCTGCCAGGCACTGATTGAATAGGTTGTTAAGAGGGTTGGCTGTGCGCGTGAATTTGCTCATGCTGGAGCCCTTCCCCACACCATAAGAACGCGCTTCATAGCCTCGCTCTGGCGGCACTCCTGGAAAATCATGTTGGTTCAGCTGCGCGCGGTACCAGCCTGCTCTTCCGGCGTCGCCAGACGATAAGTCACCGTTCGCCAGACCTTGCTCACCCGCACAATCTTGCGGGCTCGCTCCAGATCGATAGCGTTCTTCGTGATGCAGTTGATGGTCATACCGCACTCTGTGGCCACATCCTTCGCGGTGAAGGTCCGGTGCGTTTCGAGATAACGCAGAATTGCCTGTTTGCCTTTCATTGGATAAGCCCTCTCTCTTTCCCGCGCAGATACTCTTCCCATAGCCATTGAGCCGGAGTCAGAGCGCCGAGTGTTGCTGCGTTAGGCATGCACCCAAAGCTTTTTCCTTCCGGGTGATAACCGGCCTGACGGCTCACGTGATTTGTCGGAATTACTTCATCTGAGTTTTCAAGCGCCAGTACCGGAGACGGTATTTTTTCCCCACCCGCAACTTTCAGCGCCCATTCCTCAAGTTTTTTTGACGCGTATTTTTCCGTTTCAGCCTCGCTCAGCTGGCGCTGGTACATCGCTCTGCGCGTATCGGTCACAATCCAGTACATGACGTCATGAGACCACGGGAAAGCTTCTGCTCCGCCGGTATGCAGCCCTTTTTCGCGGCTATACCGATGAAACTCATTCATCACATCAGCCAGGCCAATGCCAAGCACCGTGCCGCTATCCTTGCACCATTTGATGAATTGCCCCGGCGACGGCCAGAAAGGTGATTCACTGGCGCGGGCGTGCCGTACTCCGGCAGAAAGCTGTTCGCGTGTGCGGATCCCATTCTCTGAAAACGCCGCGATCCACTGGCGCTTTGCTGTCTTCTCGTCAGCGTCGGTCTTCAGGTTGGTCTGAGATGCTGCCGGGAAGATCTGCTTCAGTTGGCGAAACAGCGAATCGACCAGGTTCTCAGCTTCGATGTTGATTACGTTTTTGGGGTCATAGCTACCGGACATCCGGGCCAGCGCCTCGCCATCTCGGTTCTGAATTGCTGCCATCAGTTGCATTGTCACAGGAAGTCCTCCCAGCCTTCGCGGCTATTCCAGTGCGGGGTCTCTGGCTCGCTACGGCTACGCTTCGATGCCAGTGGATTAACGCGAGCGTTGCGGATCCAGACGCGGAATGCTGAATTCCAGTCAATCAGGGTTGTGCCTCGCGCTGTGTGGTAGTCACGGAAGTTGAGCAGCTCGGTTTCGATGCTTACCCCTTTCTCGGCAGCCATGGAGATATGCTCTGCAGAGGGTTTGAATTGAGCGGGGAAAGGAATTCCGCTACCTGTTGGCAGACCCATTCTGGTCTTCGCTGCTTCGCTCACAAAACCATCGCGCCCAGAGAGAGAGTTAGGTTCTTTGACTGGTTCAAAAGAGTGACTGATTCCGGGTGAATCTCCTTCACTACCCCCTAGTGAATCTGCCGCACCCCCTAGTGAATCTGCCGCACCATCAAGATTGAGGATGTAGACATTGCTGGAATTTCCTTTTGGCCCCTTCCTTGTCTCCTTTTTGAGCAACCTACAGTCGCAGAGGGCTTCGATATGAGTCATTACTGTTCGGCGGCTGATTTCACACTGATCAGCTATGTATTGGTATGACGGCCAGCACTCACCTGCGTCGCTGGCGTTGTCAGCTAACTTCAGGAGAACAAGCTTGCGCAATGGGTTCCCTACTTTCATCCCCATCACTCTGACCATTAATGACATGCTCACTTGTTGTCCTCCTGAGGATTTACATATTTGAAATTGCCCGGCATAATTACTCCCGTTACTTGGCGTAACACAGTGACTTAAGCCCTGAACGAGTTACCGCTCGTTTGGGGCTTTTCATTTGAGAGAATCTCCGCAACCTGCTTTGCCAGTCTCGCCATGTCGTCATCTACGACACCCCACTCCAGAACCGCTAAGAGCATCGCCAGCTTAGGCAGCATGTTTTCTTTCCAGCGGGTAATGCCTGATTTATCCATCCCGATCGCTTTGGCCACGTTTGAGGCGCCTTTCATAGCAATCTGATTCAGGATCCAGGACTCAATTTTTCGAGCCTGGGCTTTGTTTCGGGTAGTTGTGTTTTCCATTAGTTAAAATCCTTAATAAGTTGTTGAGTCGGCTGACGAATCAGCCGAGTAAATTTGGGTTCCATGTTGTTAAAGAGCGGTAGTACTTACGGGGTTTTGCTGTGCGGGAAAGGCTTGATTTCTTCAGCCTTGATTTTCCCGTCGGGCAGTCGGTTGATAAAAATCTGACGCCCAACCCTAATTGCCTTGCTGATTGCCGTCTGGTGTACACCGATAGCGTCAGCTGCTTTGGCCTGACCTACCTCGCCAACAAACTCAGCTAAAGAAATCTTCATGTGGTTGCTCCTTTGAGTGCATAACCAAACAATACCAGAAGTATTACATAAAGCAATACCTGCGGTATTTTTAAAATATGAGCTTTGGTATTAATATCTGATAATGGAAAAGAAAAAGATTCTCACCCCCGCTCAAGTGGCTGATTCACAGCGTTTAAAAGCCCTTTACGAAGCGAAGAAAAAAGAACTGGGTATTACTCAGCAATCCATTGCGGACGCGCTGGACATTTCTCAGGGTGCCGTCGGCCATTACCTCAATGGAAGGAATGCCTTAAATACAGCGGTAGCATCGGTCTTTGCCAGGCTTCTTGGGGTTAGTGTCTCTGATTTCAGCCCGTCACTTGCGAAGGATATCTCTGATATGAGCTCGGTGGCGTCGGAAAATACTTCTTTCGCAGGGCATTATTCACCTGGCTCAAAATACCCAGTTATAAGCAAGGTGCAGGCAGGAGCATGGTGCGAAGCTGTTGAGCCGTACACCCTTAAAGATATCGACCTTTGGCTTGAATCAGATGCTCACATTCAGGGGGAGGCGTTCTGGCTGCAGGTTGATGGTGACTCAATGACAGCACCGGCGGGTCTTAGCATCCCAGAAGGAACCTTTGTCCTCTTCGATACTGGGCGCGAGGCAATCAACGGCAGTCTGGTAATAGCAAAGCTATCCGATTCTAACGAGGCGACTTTTAAGAAGCTGGTGATCGATGGCGCACAGAAGTATTTGAAAGGTCTCAACCCTCAGTGGCCACTTGTTGCGATTAACGGCAACTGTCGAATTATCGGTGTTGCTGTAGAGACGAAGCTGCGGCTGGTCTGATCGGCAAGGTGCTCTGGTCGGCGCATAGCTGGTAGCAAGAGCCAGAGTATAGGATTGAATGGTTGGCAAGCGATTAAACAAAAATACATTCTAAAATATTGAAAGGATTTGTATGGCTGAGTTGCTGGAGTTAGAGTTCACTGAGGATATTTATTACTCTATTGGAAACAACCCAAGCATTAAGGAAATCATAGCCTCCTTGCAGGGCTGGGAAGCCCTAATAAAGCAGTCCAGAGGTGTTCTTTCAGAATTAACAGGATCTCACGTTTTAGACGTGGATGTTCGAGTTAGTAAACTGGAAGTTGGATCGCTGAAAGAAAAATTACTCATTAGACTTTTCTTTGCCAATGAGGAAGAATTAGACAAATTTGTTGATGGTGTTAGAACCAAATATATAGGGGAAGGCAAAGTGAGGAACGCTCTTTTGTGGGCTGTCGTTATCGCCCTTGCTGGCACCGCTTTTCTTTCCTTGGCCAAGCTCATGGCCCCGAACACTACTTCTCATTTTGAAGCCAATAATAATACGATTATCAATATTGGCGCCGGACAGACAGAGATTACGCCTGAGAGAATTCAAGCGATCATTGATAGTAGCGTCACCGATAAAAAGGTACTAGCCAAAAGCGCTGTCAAAATTCTCTCTCCAGCAAGAAACGATGAGAATGCAACTCTCGTAATTGGGAGTGGGGACGTAAAATATACGATACCTGCTGAAACTATAAGAAAGGTTCCCACTGACGTGGAGTTTCCCCCAGATACATACACCCGAGATCACAGTGATGTCGACCTTGAGATCAGGGCTACTGACTTGGATAACCCTGAAAAATGGGCTGCAGTGATACCAGGTTTGGTTGACAGAAGAGTGAAGTTAGTTTTGGCTCCTGGCATAAACCCGGATGAAATAAAAAGAATTTATACAGCCAGAGCTGACGTTACTATTACGTATAAGCATACGTCCTCTAAAAGCAACCCATATCAGCCATCCGAGATTTTTCTCAAGTCTATCATCACTGATAATTGAATACTGACTCCCGGCCACCGCGCCGGGTTTTTTATTGCCCACCCATAAAGCTATCCCCCATTCTGCCGATAACTATCCAGCCTGAAGCTGATAACAATAACTATCGCAACACTACCTGCCCGCCCGTGCGGGCTTTTTTATTGCCCCTTCCTCACCAACTCCGCAGCATCCCTGTTAACTCCCTTGCCGATCACGTTTCCTGTTTCCTTCCGGTACTGCTTCAGCTTGTCGATGATGTTTTGCTGGGTCATGGGTAAATCAGCCAGTGACAATTCCATCACCGCCCGCCCCATCGCCTGAATTTTCATGCTTATACGCTCTTCATCCAGAACCATGCACATCCCTCCTGCTGTTTTTTTAAGCGTAGCACTGGTATTTACAAAAATAAAATCACATCAAATTCATACTCTTAGTATTAATCAAAGATTTATTAATACTGGCGGTATTGCTATATATTAATACCGCTAGTATTGTTAAGCCATCGAAACGAAACATCGACAGCTGAGCGAAGTTAGCCAGCGGCGGACAGCAAGTCGCCTGCTTTTTAACAACATGCAGATTTACAGCGTCAATGACCTGTTAAGACCCCAACACGTAAACGTGCTGTATCACCGGGTGCGATCCGGTCGGTGAGAGAGTATCCCCGCGCGAGAGCGAGAACGGCGTGAGAACAGGCAACACTGGCAGGGAGTTGGCGCTGATTCAACTAAGAGGAGTGATTCCAATGAAGCACTAAAGCGGACAGACCGCACTTCCAAGCCGCAGTAATGATGTGGCCCCGAGTCTCTATGAGAGCCAGACGCAGGTCCGAACTGCGACATACCGCTGGTCAGGGTTAATCGAGGGAAAGGGAATGCCGGTAAAGCAGCGCGAACGCCAGAAGCGCACCGGTTATAAGCGGCGATGAGCGACAAGGTCTCAAGGGCATGAGCGCGGCCACTGCGAGAGTGTGGCGAAGTGCTTTGGGCTGGCAGACGGTTATCAGCTAGTTGGTGAGGTAATGGCTCACCAAGGCGACGACGGCCTTCCCTCCTTCATTGTGGGGAGCCAGCGCCAAAGCATTTCTCCCGCATCAGCGGGTAACGACAGAGGGTAAGGCGATGAGTGAGTTTTCATCAGAACAAATACTGACAGAGGCTCAGGTGATTTATGACGCAGTTTGTGATTCTGCGATGGAAAACGGCAGAGATTTACCGTGGTGGAGTGAGCTGGATGAAGGTGTCATGCAGACATATCTGGAGCAGGCTAAACGCAAATTAGCGCGCAAGGCTGAGGCTGAAAAAGTTCTCTCAAAGTTGAAAGTAAGCGATGTAGCTGAGTGGTTGCAGGATAAAGGCTACGACGTTTATCAATACGAATAGACCCGCTCCGGCGAGTTTTTTTATCGGCCACACATAGGCAGATTTTCGAGTCTGCCCATTTATGACAACCGGCGGCCATCCACCGCCCATTGAAACACTGAATAAATGCGTTGAAGTCTTGTATTAACCGTTCCGTTCGCCGCGATAAGGCCAAGAGGAAATCATGGTAAACCAGCAGCAGATCAGAGAGGCCCAACGGCTCGCATCGTTCGCGGTACTCCATCGCAATGCTCCGGCGTGGGAAGAAGCAAAGCGTCTTTACGCCGTCGCCATCGGGAGGACTCTTCACTGATGGAAACTTTATTCGCACTCGTCCTGACCGTAGCAATGACCAACGGTGATTATCAGGATGTCATTCTCGGCGTATACGACAGCCCGCAGGAATGCAGCCAGGCAGCTTCAGAGCAGAAAGTGTCAGCTGAGTGCTGGCCGGTAGAAAGCATCCTCCGCAACGGCGAGTTCCCGGCGAAATCCATCGCGCAGCAGTAACCACCCTATTCAACCGATCGGCCTGGCTTTCTGCGGGCGGCATCTGCACATCCAAATTTCAGGAGAAACCATGAGCGAAGTAACGGATTTAGTCGTCATTGAGAAACAGAACGCAATGGCGGTATTCACCACCAAAGAGCAGCTCGACCCTATTATTGAGGCGATCGAGAAAGAAGCTCGCAGCCTGGTACCGGATGTGTCGACCCGCAAAGGCCGCGACGCGATCGCATCCATGGCGCATAAGGTTGCCCGCTCCAAAACCTATATCGACAACGCCGGCAAGGATCTGGTTGCCGAGCTTAAAGCCCTGCCGAAGCAGATCGACGAAAGCCGCCGCATTGTGCGTGAGCGGCTGGACGCGCTGAAGGATGAAGTACGCCGCCCACTCACCGAATGGGAAGCCGAGCAGGAACGCATTAAGGCTGAAGAAGCCATGAACTCGCTGCACGCCGAAGCGCTGGAAATGAACATCAAGTTCGATCAGGAGTTGGCGGCCAAGTTCGAAGCTGACCACGAAATGGCTCTGCTGATGAATGACAAGTTTGACCGTGACCGCGAAGAGCAGCGCCGCCTGGAGGAACAAGCTCAGCGTGAGCATGAAGAGCGTATTAAGCGTGAAGCGGCAGAGCAAGCCCGGCGCGATGCCGAAGCGAAGCACAAAGCAGAGATTGAAGCCGCAGCGCGCCGTGAAGCTGAAGAGAAAGCCCGCGCTGAAGCTGCGGAGCGCCAGCGCATCGAAGCGGAACAGCGTGCGGCACGCGAGAAGCAGGAAGCAGAAGCCCGGGCAGAACGCGAAAAAGCCGAGGCAGTCGAAGCCGAGCGCCAGAAAGCAAAGCAGGCAGAAGAGAAGCGCCTGGCCGAAGAGAAGCGAATCGCCGATGAGCAGGCAAAACGTGAAGCTGACGTGAAGCATCGCAAGACGGTCGGCACCAACATCGTTAACGCGCTCACCATCCACACCAGTTTAACCCGCGAGCAGGCTATCGAAGTTCTTACCGCTCTGAAAGATGACCTGATCCCCTGCGCGAAAATTCATTACTGAGGCAACCATGAACGCATACCTCACTTACGACCGAATCGAAGATCGGCGCTGGGTTGATCAGCAGCTCACCGACGAAAAAGAGAAGTGGATCGACGACCGGGCACAGCAAATCATCGACATGATGCCAAAAGAGCCGTCCGGCCTCTTCCACTTCTCGGTCCCGATTGACTCCAGCCCATACGAAGGACTTCGCAGCGATAAAGCTGGCGAAGCCTACAACGATTTCATTTCGGCAGTTGCTTACGCCCAGGCGGAATACGACTGGGAACACCGTAACGGCTGCCCGTTTTAATTTTTGAGGGGATTAACGATGGCAAACGAATTAACAATCACGGCGAGCGCGCTGCAGGAAAAAGGCATCGACGTCGCCACCTGGAGCGCGCTGAAGAACAGTATCTACCCTGGCGCCAAAGACGAATCGGTAATGATGGCGCTCGATTACTGCCGTGCCCGCCAGTTGGATCCATTGCTGAAGCCCGTTCACCTCGTGCCGATGAGCGTCAAAGACTCAAGAACGGGCAAAAGCGAATGGCGCGACGTGGTCATGCCGGGTATCGGGCTTTACCGAATTCAGGCAGACCGCTCCGGCGATTATGCCGGGGCTCGGGAGCCGGAGTTCGGTCCAGACGTAACTCAGACGCTTACTGGTGTCGAGGTGACCTTCCCTCAGTGGTGCAAATACACCGTCTACAAGCGCATGCCCAGCGGCGAGATCGTCGAGTTCAGCGCCAAAGAATACTGGATTGAAAACTACGCCACCGGCGGCCGCGACACCACAGCTCCGAATGCAATGTGGAAAAAGCGCCCATACGGACAGTTGGCGAAATGCGCGGAAGCTCAGGCGTTACGTAAGGCATGGCCTGAGATTGGACAGCAGCCTACCGCCGAAGAAATGGAAGGCAAATCTCTGGATGTCGATATGCGTGACGTCACGCCGCGAAGTACCACAGAAGCACTTCCACCAGCAGCAAGCGAAGAAACCCTTCAGGCGATCACCGATCTCTTAACATCGCTGAATAAAGACTGGGAGCAAGACTTCCTCCCGGTGTGCAGTGACATCTTCAAACGGCCAATTCTTGAGGCGTCAGACCTCACTGAAGAAGAGGCACAGAAAGGGTTCAACTTCCTTCAGAAAAAAGCTAAGGCGGCAGCATGACACCCGGAATTATCCTTGCCCGGACCGGCATTGATGTAACCACTATTCAACAGGGCGATGAGGCGTGGCACAGGCTGCGCCTCGGCGTTATCACCGCCTCTGAGGTGCACAACGTCATCGCCAAGCCAAGATCTGGCAAGAAGTGGACAGACATGAAGATGTCCTACTTCCACACCCTACTCGCCGAGGTATGCACCGGCGTAGCGCCAGAGGTTAACGCCAAGGCGCTGGCCTGGGGCAAGCAGTACGAGGAAGATGCACGCACCCTCTTCGAGTTCACCACGGACGTGAAAGTCACGGAGTCTCCGATCCTGTTCCGTGACGAGAGCATGCGCACTGCGTGCTCCCCTGACGGCCTGTGCAGTAACGGGTTCGGCCTTGAGCTTAAATGCCCTTTTACCTCTCGCGACTTCATGAAATTCCGCCTTGGCGGTTTCGAAGCCATCAAGTCTGCGTACATGGCCCAGGTGCAGTACAGCATGTGGGTGACTGGAAAAGACGCTTGGTTCTTTGCCAACTACGACCCGCGCATGAAACGCGAAGGCATTCACCACGTCGTCGTTGAGCGGGATCCTCAGTACATGTCCGATTTCAACGAAATGGTGCCGGAGTTTATCGAGAAGATGGACGAGGCGCTGGCGGAAATCGGCTTTACGTTCGGGGAACAGTGGAAATGAAACGCACACCCTTCTACCGCCGGCCCGGGCGAACCGGGCAATTCTCTGGCCTACGTGAACGCGTTATCTGGATGATTCAGACGCGCGGCCGCCCGGTGACCGGCAGCGAAATCGCTGAGAAGTTTGGCGTAACCCTGATCGAGTTTAACCGGGTCGCCAACGGCATCACCCGCGGCTCCGGACAGATAGCGCAGATCGTTGAGTCGAAAAAATGGCTCAACGAGGACGGCATCTGTGACCGCACCTTCGACCTCGTAACGAAGCCGAAGGTTGTAACGCCGCAGGGTAAATCTCGGCTGTTCACCCGGCGCGCCATTGAGCAATCGCAGGAAGGTAGACGGCAGGAGTGCATAGCGCGTGCCGCCCGCCGTCGCCGACTGATTGCTCAGGGCCTCTACATCGACGAAATGGAGTCAGTGCTATGAAAGCGTGGTCACTCGAAGAGCTTGCGCTGCTGTGGCGGCACTCAAACGCTGAAGTCGCGGATATTACCGGCCGCAGCACTGAAGAGGTCGGAGATAAGCGGCTGCAAACCAATATTGAGCGTAATGGCTGGGATGTTAACGATCCGGAGCAGGAGGATGCATGACCGGAAAATACTCTCTTATCTACGCAGATCCGCCCTGGTCTTACGGCAACACCATCAGTAACGGTGCCGCCGCCGATCACTACTCAACCATGAAGCTCATCGACATCAAGCGCCTGCCAGTCTGGGAACTCGCCGCCGAAAACGCGGTGCTGGCGATGTGGTACACCGGCACGCATAACCTGGAGGCTATCGAACTGGCCGAGGCCTGGGGCTTTACCGTTCGCACGATGAAGGGCTTTACCTGGGTGAAGCTGAATCAGAACGCCGAGCTGCGCATCAACAAGGCGCTGGCCGAGGGTGAAGTCACCGACTTTTACGACTTCCTCGATCTGCTTAACGCCGAGACGCGCATGAACGGCGGCAATCACACCCGGGCCAACACCGAAGACCTGTTGATTGCCACCCGCGGCGCCGGGCTGGAACGTAAGCACGCCGGGATTAAGCAGGTGGTCTACAGCCCGCTCGGAGCTCACAGCGAAAAGCCGTGGGAAGTGCGCCACCGGCTGGAGCTGCTTTACGGAGATGTGCCGCGGATTGAGCTTTTCAGCCGCAGCGCGGCTCCAGGCTGGCACCACTGGGGAAATCAGTGCGCCACCGCCGCTGTAGAACTGCTGCCCGGCTGCGCCATCGATGTTGTGAAAACGGAGGCCGCATGAGACCAGAATCAGAAAACGCCGTCCGCGCCGCCTGCCGCCGGTGCACCGAAGAAACCCAGCAGGCCATGCGCAAGAAGCCAAAGCCTAACTGGAACGAAACGGTGCCTCCCATCATCAACAAGCATCACAAGAAAATTGAAGCTCTGGGAGTTAGCCTCCTGGAGTTCGTCGTCAAAACTGGCCGCCTTAACGGGCGGTTTGGAGCCGAACAATGAATATGAAAACTGAAAAAATCGTGATGATGGACAGCGATGAAGCGGCCAGCATCCAAACTGTGACTGGCTGGGTGGACCGCCAAGGTCGTTTCTGGGGTGGTGACGAGCACCAGGCGCGCTGGTGCGGCGCTACTCATCGCAAGTGTAAAAACAAACCTGGCGAGCACCCGATTCACAGCACTAATGGTTATTGCGAAGAATGCCACCGCGAAAGCCGCCAGGCGAAGTTCGCCACCTTTGAGCGCGCGGTATGGGCCGGAGAGCCGCTCGTTATCTTTGATGATGACCAGTACTTTTTCGACGCTGAATCGCTGGCTGACTATTGCTATGAGCACTCTTTGCTGCCGAGCGAGTTGCAGTTAATGATCTGCAAGCCTAATCATCCTCGTGAACTGGACATTACTGATTACTGTGAAGAAATCATTCCTGATGGAGGGGATTACTACGATATCCCTGAAGAAATTAGGAATGCAGTTGAGGCCCTCAACAAAGCTTTCAAGGAAAGCGCGCCTATCTCATGGAGTAGTAGCGATCTCGTCGCAATTGTCTCAGACGACATGCTCACCGACGAGCAGAAGGCCGAAATAATGGCGGAGCGCGCCGCATGAACAGAGCCTCCCCCGTTGATTTGAGAAAAAGCCTCGAAATAGCCAATCACCTAGCCCACATCGGGATTCGCTTTGTGCCGATCCCGGTGGCGACAGAGGAAGAATTCCAGACGCTGGCCGCCGAGCTATCTCGACGGCTTGAGCAGATGGCAGTCGAAGCCGAGAAGAATGAAGGCGGTGCAGCATGAAGGCACTAATCACCAGGTCGCTATCGCGGCCTTTTTTATTGCTGGTGTTCACCTTCAACCGTATTAACCGACAGTTCCGGGAGCATTGACCATGAGCGATAAGTGTACGTTGAATGGAAATCTAATTAATCGCTGCAACATGCTGGCTAAGTCCCTCGAATAGGGAAACCCATCATATCGTTCGAAAGGCGCGTTTATTCCTGAACGAGTGAATTTCAACACTGGCAAGCCGGCAATCGATATTGCACAACTACACTCCGGCGAGTATGTCGGACGTGGCATCGCTATGAACTTCTGCCCCTTCTGCGGGGAGAATCTTAAGACATGGGAGCAGTGATTATGGCCGATATCATCGATACAGCAGCAGAGATTGAAGAGCTTCAGCGTAACGCTGCCCTTTCCGATCACCGCATCGACCGTAATGCCGTGTCAGCTGAGCATTGCGCTGAATGCGACGAACCAATTCCCGAGCCGCGGCGCGCTGCCGTTCCCGGCTGCCAGACGTGTGCGGATTGCCAATCCGTCCTCGAATTGAGGAATAAGCAGAGAGGACTGTCATGAATAACCGACAAGCCCGTAGGCTGCTTGGTGCTCACATCAATAACACATATCGAATCAGCAATAGACGCTGGTTGGTTTGGGTTAGCAATTGGCCTTTTGTTTGGGAGCACGCAAAGCCATCACCACGGCAGAAAAGGAAAGCTAAAGAGGTTGCTGCATACCGTGAGGAATTAAAACGCAGTCAGGAGCTTACCAATGTTCCAGCTAATTCAACGGGGTCAGATTTACGCTGACCAGCACGGTTGGCCCGTCATCATCCACAGTTGCACTTCTCAGATAGTCCGCTACTGGCGACAGGGCCGGATCAACACCGCTTCAATCGACCGCTTTAATAACGATTTCGAACACCTCGATCACCGTGAGGCGACGCAGATACGCGCCGAACTGGAGACGAGCGAGCACATTAAATCGCTGCGTGCCCGGCGCGCGGCATAAGGAGAGATTATGGGAAAGGTGACGTTTGTATTTGAGTATGAAGATGGCAAAGAGCCGTCAGTTAATGCTGGCATGTCGTTTATGGGTGGGAAGATTGTAGCGGCTGCTTTTCGTGACGCTCTTGAAGAGCCTGAGATATGCGACGAGATGGAACCTGATCCTGACTACCTTGAGAAAATACGCAGTCAGTTATGACGCAACTGATAGCCAGTTATGAGCTGGCTATTGGGTGCGAAAGCACCGCCTCACATCCCTTGATGTTATTGCCGCCTACGGGCGGCTTCTTTTTGCCTGGAGATAACCATGAGCGACATTATCCAACTGGTACCAAACAAATGGGTCACAGAGGAACTTTTAACTGCGACAACCGGCATGTCAAAGCACATGATTCAGCATGCCCGCCGGTCTACCTGGATGGAGGGAAAGCATTATCGCCATGTTGCCCCTGATATGGCACCTAAGCAAAACAGCCCAATCATGTATAACCGCGATGAGATAAACCACTGGATCGAGCACCAAAGCCCAGCGAAACGCCGGAGAATATCTGCTTAAATGTCCTTTGGCACATCAAACGAGGAATGATTATGGCAGCATACCCAACAGGCGTAGAGGTTCATGGCGAATCGTTACGCATATGGTTCATATATCAGGGGAAGCGTGTCAGGGAAAATCTCGGCGTTCCTGACACGCCAAAAAACAGGAAAATGGCAGGCGAACTTCGGGCTTCAGTCTGCTTTGCGATAAAGACAGGCACATTCAATTATGCCTCGCAATTCCCTGATTCATCGAACGCAGAGAAATTCAGCACTGTCAGAAAGCAAATCTCACTACTTGAACTGAAATCGAAATGGCTTGGGCTTAAGGAGATGGAGCTTAGCCTCGGGACGTTGAGGCGTTACGATTGCCACCTCACAACCACTATCGAAACAATTGGTGAGCACAGGTATATCGGCAGCCTGAACACTGAAGATATCCTTAGTGCCAGGAAGGAGCTACTGAACGGCTGGCAGAAGACCAGACATGGCCTAAATCATCCACCCAAAAAGGGAAGAAGCGTTCCTACAGTCAATAGCTATATGGCATGCCTTGGCGGGATGCTGGGCTTTGCTTTCAAAAGTGGATACCTGAAAACCGATCTGATGGCAGGTATTACCCCTCTCGCAAAAGAAAGACCCATTCCAGATCCTCTTACTTCTGATGAGTATCAGAGAGTGGTTGCGGCCTGCCCAACGCTACAGTTTCAGAATATGGTTATCTTTGCGGTAAATACAGGCGTCAGGCATGGCGAACTAAGCGCGTTATCCTGGGAGGATGTGGATACTGTCAACTGGACTGTTACAGTGTCACGGAACTATTCCCTGAAGGGAAACTTCACCCTGCCAAAAACCAACGCCGGGATTCGAACAATACAGCTGACCCAGCCAGCAATTGATGCCCTCAAGGCGCAAATGCCACTGACCAGAATGATGGCATCCCACAAGGTAAGCGTCAGCCTACGGGAATACAAAAAAAAGAGAACCGATGAATGCACCTTTATATTCTCGCCGTCCATTACTTCAATGAACGGTAAGAAGACGATGTGCTACGTCCCCGGATCCATTAATTCAGCCTGGCGCACTGCCCTGCGTCGTGCAGGCGTCCGACAAAGACGGTCTTATGAAACCAGGAACACATATGCGTGCTGGGCACTGGTCGCCGGAGCGAACCCAAATTTCGTTGCGCACCAGATGGGCCATTCGTCAGCGCAAATGCTATTCACGGTTTACGGTAAATGGATGACCGAGAATAACCATGACCAGGTGGGCCTTTTGAACGCATCATTTACTCAAAATGCCCCACTGATGCCCCATAGAAAAACCGCATAACCTTAACTATCTGATTTAACATATTAATATCACTTCAATCATGATTCATCTGGATGAGCAAGGTCGGCTCTTTTGCCTTTAGCTTCCTGCCGGTAATGTTCTGTATCGCCATTCCTCTGGGTCTGGCGCGCGAAAACAAAGGCGTGGCGGCGTTTGCGGGCTTCGTTGGCTATGCGGTCATGAACCTTGCGGTTAACTTCTGGCTGACCGCCAAAGGGATCCTGCCCACGACCGACGCGGCGGTACTGAAAGCCAATAACATTCAGAGCGTGATTGGAATTCAGTCCATCGATACCGGGATCCTTGGAGCCGTGATCGCGGGAGTGATTATCTGGATGCTGCACGAGCGCTTTCATAACATCCGCCTGCCCGATGCGCTGGCCTTCTTCGGCGGCACCCGCTTTGTGCCAATCATTACGCTGGTTGTGATGGGTCTGTTTGGTCTGATCATCCCTCTGATTTGGCCGGTTTTTGCCATGGGGATCACCGGAATTGGCCGCATTATCAACGGCGCGGGTGATTTCGGCCCGATGATTTTCGGTACGGGTGAACGTCTGCTGCTGCCATTTGGTTTACAGCACATCCTGGTTGCCCTGATCCGTTTTACTGAAGCAGGCGGTACTATGGACGTTTGCGGTCATTCCGTTAGCGGCGCGCTGACCATCTTCCAGGCCCAGCTGAGCTGCCCGACCACGCACGGCTTCTCTGAAAGTGCGACGCGTTTCCTCTCTCAGGGGAAAATGCCTGCCTTCCTCGGCGGCCTGCCGGGCGCTGCGCTGGCGATGTACCACTGTGCCCGTCCGGAAAATCGTCATAAAATTAAAGGCCTTCTGATCTCCGGCGTTATTGCCTGCGTGGTGGGCGGTACAACAGAACCTATCGAGTTCCTGTTCCTGTTCGTGGCACCGGTGCTGTACCTCATCCACGCCGTACTGACGGGCCTGGGCTTTACCGTGATGGCTGTGCTCGGTGTAACCATCGGTAACACCGACGGTAACGTGATTGACTTCGTGGTATTCGGTATCCTGCACGGCCTGTCCACCAAGTGGTATCTGGTGCCGGTTGTGGCCGCCATCTGGTTCGCGGTTTACTACGGGATCTTCCGCTTCGCCATCACCCGCTTTAACCTGAAAACGCCTGGCCGCGATACCGATACGGCCACCAGCGTTGAACAGGCAGTGGCCGGTACCGTTGGGAAATCCGGATATAACACGCCGGCTATTCTGGCGGCGCTGGGCGGTGCGGATAACATTACCTCTCTGGATAACTGCATCACCCGCCTGCGTTTGTCGGTGGCGGACATGTCCAAAGTGGATACCAACGCACTTAAAGCTAACCGGGCTATCGGCGTGGTACAGTTAAATCAACACAATTTGCAGGTCGTCATTGGCCCGCAGGTACAGTCAGTGAAGGATGAGCTGGCAACCCTGATGCGAACCGTCGAAGCCTGA